AAAGCCAAGATTAGCGAACCCCAATTTTCCCCGCCATCTCCCGAAAACTGAAAGTATAAGGCATCGGTTGATTCAAGAATTCCGCCTTCAGTCTGTGTCCAGTAAATAGTTATGGTTTCTGCAGAATAAGCACTTAAGTCTATACTGTCCATTGTTACATATTGATTCTGTGCTCTAACTATAGGACTAAATCCACATAGAAATAACACTAAACCAAATACTACAACAAATGTTTTTTTCATCGTTAATCACCTCCCCATAATTAATTTATAATGCAAGGATGACTCAACATTTCAAAATAGCCTGTTGCGTCATCCGTACCATACGTTTGAGTTGTGTCCCTTCCAATCTTAATTCTAAAATAATCTCCAGCAACCCAACCGTCATCATTAGTTAATATAATAGTTACACTACCAAGATATCCAGCAGTCTCTGGAACCGCAAAACTCAAATAATTGACAGCATCATAATTATCAACTGAAATATCCTGACTATCCCCAGGTGAAACGGCCATTACGTATGCCGTAATACAAACATACTTACCTACATTGGCCTCAGACATACTATAGGGCATCACCAAAGAAAGGTCATTTCCATTATAATTATTAGGAATCTGACCCTCCCAAATAATCTCTGTATCACTATCATCTCTAAATAAAAGTCTCTTTGCTGTTTCGGTAGTATCCAAAATGGCGGAATTAGCAACAGGGTGATTAGCCGATAGGAGCTTCAACTCTATATTAATAGAATATGCCCCAATATCGTCAGTTAACTCACTTAACAGCGTTGGAATATCCCCAACATGTGCTAAATCTGCAATCTCTGTTGCCGATAAGGTTATTTTTACCCAATCCCCAGGGTCTGAAGTTCCTGACTCATTCGTACAAATGTATAAAGCCTTATCATCTTTCTCATAGCCTAAATCGTGCGATAAGCCATTTGTAATGGCCGTTACATCAGTATCGTGACTCTGATATCGCCAATTATACCAAGTAATAGAATGTGATCTAGGGGTCATTAATATCATTATACCAATTACACAAGATACTACAAAACCAAACATAAGCCATTTATTCGTCACATTGCTCTCCTCCATTTTACGAAGTATCTCTTGAGCTAAATAGATGAAGGTTAAGATCTTCATAAAAGCTTATTACAACTGATTCTCTAAAGGCTTTTACCGTACATAACCTTTAGCTAAGAGTGATTTCTAAAGATACCTCCCAAACCTGCCCAGAAACCTTAGTTCCCTGAACCGATACTTTTCTATTCAAATTCACGGCTGCGTCACTATTTCCATTAGCCACGGTAAATTCTCTCCAATCAAAATTTGCCACTGAAGCTCCAAAAGTTGCTAGCCAAGTAGCTTTTTGGTCTGTTCCATATGTGGGATATCCATCATCAACCGCCGCATAAGCTTTATTAGTCACAGCCTGTAAGCCGGTCTGGGTTGCATCCGCGGGTGTTGTACTGTCCCCAACGCCAATATAGGCATTACTATGATCGAATTTTGTTCCACCCGTTCCAGCTACCAAAGTCCAAAGCAAATTTATGCCTTCATTCAATAATAAGTTTCCTTCAAAGGAGTTAACTGCATAAGAATTATTTTTCTTATGCTCCTCTTCATTAATAAATTTCCTAATTCTCCAAAAAACTTTAGCCTTTTTCAACTCTTCATGTAAAGCCGCTTTTAACATTTATTTTTCCTCCTTATGTCTTTTTGTTTTGGTGTAGCAAAAGAATCTTTCCCAAGAGCCAAATCCTTTAAATTCTTCTTAACAACAACCTTAATCTTTTCCGTTACTAGACCAGTATCAATTATACTTTTTCTCATACTATTTTTTCTCCATCTACTTCCAACCGTTGAAGCTCCTTCTCCAATTCTTTAGCCGAAACTATAAGCTTCATGGCAAGAGAAATTGAGATATCTCTAAAAGCCCCAACCGTAGGGTCTAAGTATTTTACCCTCGTTTCTAAAATTTTATTACCTGCCATATTTACCCCTCTTCTACGCCTTCATAATAAAACATAAAGCGTAATACGGTGGTCTATTTTCGTGTCCAGCACCACCACCAAAGGCTGTAGTAACATCTGTCTGATTTGTTCTGTCTGTCTGATAAGTGGCGGTCGTATAGGCGCTCCCATCAGGTCCCCCCGGTATAGATCTTTGCGGTACTTCGTGCGTATGTGCGGGGAGTTCTGCCCCCACTAATGTGTGGTGGGCTTCTCCACCAGTTGCTCCAACAGCATAGGACCCTCCAGCACCAACTATAAATTTATCCTTCAAATTGGGTGTTCCATTATTTCCATCACAAAGATACCAACCAGAAGGGATCGAAGCAATAGAACCAGACCACATAATAATTCCACCAGAAGGTATAGCGGCAATAGGAGCCACAAATTCCAAAGCCGTCGCACCAGAATTTACTTTTACATCATAGCCACCTTTTCCCGCATAAGATAAAGGCGTATCTTGCAAAGCTAAAAATGTTCCAGCATTTGATCCAAGAAAGGCTCTAACATCTTTAATATTACTAACCACAATAGTCGACATCCCAACAGCTAAAGTTAGCTCTGCCAATACAACCTTACCACTATAACTTGGAGCTACAGGACTAACAGCCTCAGAACCGGTTGAAGTCTTTATTGTTCCATCTGTATCAATATAAATTAAGTCTTTCCTGGGATTCCCCACTGGGACAGAAAATGGCCCAACTGCTTGGTCTTTAATCTCTAAACTCGACGCTCCATAAGTTGTCCTTCCACCCCGAACTCTAACGCTCATAGAAGCCGGACTAGAAGGTTCTACTTTTAAAAACATAGATTGCACATTGGGGGTACTTCTAGGGTAGCTAACATCCCCATATTCAATACCAGAAATATTCCCAGCAACAAAATTACATTTACAAATTATTAAATCATTTGCTAAAATACTTCCAGATCCAACAGCCAAAAAATCCATATAATTATTTGCTGTAGCCGCATATGTCCATCGCAAAACAATATACGGTGTAGCAATAGCTGCTACAATAGCCACGCTAATCTGGGTCTTAATCCGTAAAGTATAATCATCGTCTCCAATTACACAAACTAAAGGACTTATCGTTACGGTATTTCCAACATAAGTACAATATCCCCCTTTAAATATACCACGCTCTTGAACCTCTGTTTCTTTTCGGTTTACCACAAGGCTTTGGGCTGGGGCATAAAACTGAACCGTCTGTATCTGATTTCCAAAATTTGTACTTCCCATAATTCCCTCCTTACGTTATTTAACTTACAATTACACTTTCCGCCATTTGACTTGAAAGCATAATAATTACCAAAACTCTAAGCTCGTAACCCGACGTTTTATCTACATCTGGAAAGGTTGAAGCTACCACCATCGTTGTATTATCATTTAAAAATAAGCCTAACTCAGATAAGCCATCTTGAACAGTTCCGCTTGGAATGATAATTTCATATTCAACCCTATCATCATAAATTGCAATGGAATTAATATTGCCCTGTATTACCACATTTGCCAAATTAAAATTTGAATCATCAGGCGAAACTCCTTTATTTCCAATCCCAAGTTGATACTTAGTAATGGAATTCAAAAAACCAGCAAAACTTTGGTCAAAAAAACTCCCATCATCAAAATTCCATCCTAATCCAGAACCAACATAATCCATATCAAAATTGAGCTGTGCCCATACCCAATTTCCAGTAGTTATAGTTTTTACTAAAACATCTGTGGTATAAACTAAACCATCTTGATAGGTCAAACAATTCAATAATACTCTATAGTGCGGCACCGTATTCACAGGTCTGATGCTTTCGACAAAATATATGGCGTCTGTTTCCATATCAGAGCTAAATAAATAAGCATCAGATCCATCATAATAAACTTTATCTAATACAACCTCATAACCAAAATGTGGTGACTTATAATAGCTCGCATCTAATCCTGGTGGGTTTTCTCCTTCATCACCAACAAACCATTCTTCTAAAACAAATGTAATATAATCCTTCGTATACATATCATAGATGTTCGTCGTAAATCCATGTGAGTGTGCTATAATTTGTAACGACTTATAAGTTCCCTTTATCTTATACCAATCAACAACCTCTTGAACCTGCTTTCTTAAATCAATAATCGTTGTCTCTTCATGCTTAACCAACGTCAATCCTAATAATGCCGCTAAATAATCTATATAAGCCTCTCCAACCTTGTAAGGATCAAGAATGGTTAGCAAATCATCAATCTTTCCCAACCACGTTCCAACAGAAACTCCAATAGCCTGTAAAAACTCTTGTAAAAGAATAGACTCTCTAAACTTTTGTGGCACTAACTCTAATAAATCTATCCACTTTGCATAATCAGCAATCAGAGACATCTCACATTCTATAATTATTTCTCTAGACTCTAAAGCGGCATATCTAAAATTTGAGGGCTCTAAGGTAGCCAGGCCTTCAATAGATACAATTCTTTGGCTATCATCATCAAAATAATAGCCCTCATCAAAATTCCAAATACATAACGAGGCGTCTTCAAAATAAGCAATAGCCCCACTTTCAACTAAAAGCTTTACCTGAATAGATACTGGAGTAGCAACACTTCGTCTAACTTCTAATAGTTGCCACTCTCCATTTCCATTATGATAATCCGAATATGAATTTCCATTCGTATCTGAAATGCAAATTCGTGCCGTATTCATCGTGCTTGATTTAACCCAACATTGTAATGTAGTATCTCTATTACGAAACTGTGTCGGACTCAAAAGTGCTTGTACAACACTTCCATTAGGCGTTCCAGTAAGCTTTAAACTGCTTATTCCAAATTTAAAAATAGTATAGTCTTTTTCAACTGTTCCTGTAACTATCCAAGATAAAGGTATTTCAGCATCCCAGATATCAAAATTTCCATTTAATAATACACTCTCATCAAAATTTAAACCAAATAAATCATAGGACTTTGGTGGATATACAGAATGAGCATCAACAAATTCGCCAAACAATCCACTATCAACTACTGCTTTAGATACTCTAGCGGTCTCAATTTCTACAATGGCCACATATCCATTACTTAACGCATCAGTATATGTGATACCAAAATAGTCATTTCCAACTCTCACAAATCCTGGAACTAAAAATATCTCTCCAGCCGGAAAATGTAAAGAATCTACTTCTCCTACTATCGTTCCATCGGCTTCTATCTTAATTACTTTTACATAACCGTCAGAAAGTGTACCAGCAGAGGCTAAAGCATAATACGTATTTGATACGGAATCAAGTATTGGCGGTCCAATTAAAATACCACTAAAGGTATAAGTGTCAATAATACTGCCAATAGTTCCATCATCTTGAATCTCAATAGTACTAACAGCACTAAAAGGCCCCGTTCTATGCGAAAGAATAAAAATATTTCCATAATTGCTTCTAATAAAAGGTCCAGCAGGCAAAGTAGATATCACGGCCGTATCAACCAAACCAACAATTGTACCATTCGCTAATACTTCATAGGTCGAAAGACAAGCGCCTAAAGTAACAGAGTCCATATAATAGATTGCATAAATATTTCCAGAAACGGGCAAAATGGTTGCTCTTCGACCGTTAACTGCAACAATCGTATCTATCGGTCCAGTAATTATTGTTCCATCATCACTAATGGAAACCGTCGCTAAAAATACCAATGGATTAAAAAAAACCAAAAACATATTACTAGCTATTCTTGTCATAATAGGCTGGGTTGCATCACCAACGTATGGTAAAGTCATTTCAGCTTTAGCAATAAACGTAACAGTGCCTAACTCATCGACATTATAGGTCTGTATAACCCCAATATTATAAGAAGGTCCAGTCAATGCGGCCACAGCATAAATATTTCCAGAAACTCTAACTCCAGACGTAACATTTTTTGTTAAATCCACGGGGTTATAAGTCTTAGCATTAGCCACATCAATTATGCCCGTTCTCTCTCCTATTGGAACAGTAATTATCTTGTCATTTACCCCAGTCTTATGTATAAATATAGCACATATTTCTGACACATCAATTTCCGAAAGCGATGCTACATAAGTTGTACCAAGGGCATCAAAGTTCCAAGTATTTATTATTCCTTTAATCTGTCCTTCAGCCATATCTTTATCCTATTTTAATTTAACTTTCATTGACACATTTACGCTATCTCCATCTAAAATAGTTCGTTCAACTGTTGTGGTAATATATGCCAATAATAACCCTGTATTATCACTAGAAGTTGCCAAAAATGCTAAATTTACAGGGCCAATCTCTCCACCAGAAGCCGTAAACGTAATAGTCTTTGATACCACCCGCCAATCCCCAAGATCCGCTTCTAATATTGGAAATCCCACAGCGGATCGTTCCAAAAGCTGCGGGGAATAACCATTACCCGAAGGCTCATTCTGAATATCCGCTAACGTGTCAGTTTCCTGAATGGTATCATTAGCTAATCGTACATAAAAAACCACAGGAGCGTTTAATGCTCTAAAATATGTATCAAGCATACTTTTTTCGCCTTGGTCAACTAAATTATTTCTCTTAATTTCAGACCATATTACCTTGCCATTCCTAATATGCTGTATTTCCCAAATACCTTCATACCATTTATGTTTTCCCATATCTTTTAATCTCCTTTTTAACTAATAGAAGTAACGTCTACATCATATAACTTAGTTACCTGCTTCTTCGTAACGATTATGTCCCCATCCTCATCCATTTGATACCGCACCGACACCACGTCACTTGGGCCTAAAGCTGGAACCACATCAATTCCTATATAACCAGTTACATAATTTACCTCACCAGATACAGCTAAACTTGAAGACATATCAGTAAAATGTCCAGCACCATCATCAATAGCCACCTGAACGTCATTAACGAACACCCTTACACTTCCAGCTAAAATTGGCACCGCTTCAAGAAGAATCCCAAAATCATAAAATGAATCATAACCAGTGCCTAAAGCCTTATATATCTCTAAAATCATATGATGATAAGATACCCCCTCACAATCATCAACAACATACATTAAGTCCGATAAATATTTTGATATTCCTAATTTAGCTGTCGTGCCTAAAACAAATTGTGCTGTCAAGGCCGTTTCAACTCTATCTTGAACTACAGCTAAAGTAGAACCTTCCACAGTAACTATATCTAAGGTTGGAATCACATTTAATATCTCCGCGTCAATAAATTCATACTTCACAGTAATTTGGGCATAATCATAAAGATAGGTTGTTAATGCGGTTTTAAATGTGCTTCCTGGCAAAGCCCACTCTTGTAGTAAAATAACTAATCTAACAACATTAAATAAAGTGATATCCGGGGGGGTCTCCTCGGCTTCGCCCCAAACGTTTGCGTCAGCCACTCCAGGATAATTCTTTAATATTGATATATAATCAGCCTTCGTCACAGCTCTACTACCAGTTGAAAATACTGCTGGGGCTAAAGTTCGAATATCCTCAATATCTTGAGCAGAATCCCCGCCTAAAAATGTATCTGCATTCGTTACTGTAATTCCACTAACAACACCTCCATCCTCATCATATATATTATCAATTATCGTTATAATTTTTCCAGGCAAATATACGTTTCCATTTATTCCATCGGATTTTACATAACGAATTAAAATAATAGAACCAGCATCTGGGGCCTTTCCTTTAATATTATCACCAAAAACTATAGTCACAGTATCATCTAACTCAGTCTTAATTAAGTAATATTTATCAATAGGTTCTGCTCCTAAAAATGAAGAAACCTTCGTCCACAAACCTCCATCAACATAAATATATAAAGCCGTATTCTCAACATTTATATCGTTAATATTATACTCATACCCTAAAGTTCCATCAGCTGTTATTTCGATATCAACCTTTTCCCCTTGCATAGCATTAGCATTTTTAGAGGATTCTCCAGTTAATATAACGGCGTCTTCTGAAACCAAATATTTAATTCCCGCCGCTGTCTGACATTCTAACCACTGAGGTAAATAAATGTTCTTTGTTGCTGGGCTGCTTAACGTAAATGTTAAAATGCCAATCGCAGAAGTTTGTCTTCTTGGAATATAATTCAATAATCTAACTAGGTTTATAACGCTAGACCGAAGCTTTGCCGTTGGAAGATATGACTCCTCAGCTCTACGTTCAATATAATATAAGACCTGATTTGCGATGTAAGCAAATAATTCAATCAACATCTGGCCAGTACCAGATCGATTAGTATCTTTCCAAGCCCCAGAAGCTGCTTTCAATCTATCTATAAGCTGTTGCATATTATCATCAAAATCATAATTTACATAATTTAAAGTATTTCCCATAACACCTCCTACACCGGAACCTCTACCGCAAAGGTCTGTGTATATCCACGAAGCATAAAATTTATTGTTAACGTAATCTCACTTAAATCATGATTGGCGTAATAATCAACACCAACAACCGAAACTCTATTATCCCAAATCTCTATATTATCTTTAACCTCTCTAGCTATGAAATCTAAAAGCTCCTCATTGATGGGCTCAAAAACCATATCATATAAAGCCGTAGCAAAAGTCGGTAACATTACTCGTTCTCCACGTCTAGTTCCCAAAATGTTTAAAATTGAAGACTTAACGGCATCAACATTAACCGCCTTCTTTACAGCACCCTGACTATCATGAATTATTCTATGATCCAACTCACTCCATATTTCAATAGTATTTGGCATAGTTTACTCCACAAAAACGTTTCTACCAGGAACTGGAAGAATAATTGCCCCACACTCAGCCTTAGCCCCTTGAGTAACTATTAGCTTTCCATTCTTAACACTTTTAATTGTAATGGCTTTTATTGGTGTCGTTCCATGTGGCGTAGGCCATAAAATTGGACACGAGTGCAAAGCACCTTCCACCGCAACAGGAATGCCATTTACAATAAATTTATTATCTCCTTGGCCAGACTCCACTATAGTTCCACCATGATCCGATTTGTCTCCAAGCAAAGAAATAGTTTTCATAGCTATGTATTTATGGCGACGACTCCACCAGCAATGGATACCGTTCCACTCCCCGCTATATTAATTGTTCCACCAATAACATTAATAGTTCCATTTCCAGTTATATTTACTGTATCCGCAAGAACATTAGCAACGGCAGCTGAAATATCAACATCTGTCGGCGTTGAAGCTTGAATATTTCCAAGTGTTCCAACTTTCATAATAGCACCAGTAGGATGCGTTACTTTTGCTTCTAATAAAAAATCATTAATCTCAATTATTAATCCCATCGCTGTCTTTATTACTCGATTTTGAGGATAATTTAATAAGGCTTGTGCAGGAATTCCAGTTAGAGCGGTCGGAGCTTCAGCAAAATATACGGGCTGGTATAAATCACCAGCTTCAAAAAATATAAAAACAAAACTGTCTATGTCTGGAACAGAAAAAGAACCAGAACCTACTCCCGAACCACAAAATATACTAAAAGCAGGAACTGCCCAAGGAAGTTGATCCGTTTCTAATTTAGAAAACCAAGGAATAATCTTGACCCTAATTCGACCTCGTAGCAAGGGGTCATTATTATCCATTACTTTTCCACGCCACATGCCAAAAAATTTTTCATCTAAAGCTTGTTTTAAGTCTTCACCCATTACATTGTCCTCTTATTTGGAGCTTTTACCAAAGATGTCATTTCTCCAGTATCCATACCATTTCGAGTTAAAAAAAGCTTGGTTCGATGCGTTTTTCCAAACATATGCTTAACCTGTCTTACAACCCAATACCCAGCATATACATAACTACTACCCCCTTCTAAAGCGCTTTGTGGAAAAATTAAAAATATGACATCACCAGGGCACATATTTATAATACCCCACGTTAAAATAGACATCTTTACTAAACCAAAAATTCGCTCATAATATTTTGCATAAGCGCGTCCTTTAAAATCCTCAGTAAATTGGTTGCTTCTTCCTGGCCAAGTTAATAACGATCGAGAAAACTTGTCTTCGGCATCAATTCCAAAATAATCAGTCAAAGAATAAAAATAATCAAGCGTTGCTTCCTCCTCAACAACCTCTCCAGTTACATCATTAAAATACTTATAATCTAAAGTCTCACCACCAAATGCACTAAGCATCATAAAGTCGTCATAAATTTTATAATCAAACACAGGATAAAAATCTTCAAATTGTATATCGCTAATAGCAAATCTAGCTATTTCTGGCCCACTAATTAACTCTTTTAAACTTCTACAAACAAAAATACTTTTTCCATTTCTCTGCTTAATAAAAATCTGAAAGGCATAATTATCTTGTAATCCGGCTAGGTTGCTCTTTAAATAACGTAATAACTTAATGTTGCTCCACCACGGCTGAATGATAGATTTAACATAATTTAAACTAGGACTAACATCTGTCTCATCACATTTTAACTCCTCAATTGCCATTTTCTCCAAAAATTCTTTAATTGTCTGACCTTCCTCACTTGCTCGGCAATAGGGGGGGTCAAATAAATAATCTTTATCCAAGACCCCAGAAATATCATATACAACAGAAGTTCCAAACTCTGCCACGGGCTGTCTCTTATAACCCCTAAAATTAAAAGAATTATAAAAATCAGCAGCAACAGAAGAAGATATCTGTACTGAAATCTTACTTAAATTCTTATCAAAAGGTATTCGATGCGTAACATGTCCACCAGCATCCTCAATCTTAAGTCTAAACGTAGGTAAAAACTGCGTCATATCCTGCACAATAGTAAAATCCCTTAATAATGAAATATCAAGAGGTACTTCAGTTTCCCCAAATTTTAAATTCAAATTGTAATTACCTAAAACACCAATCATCGAAGTTTATATTTCTTATAAAAGTTATAGACATCAATTAAATTCGGTATCTGTAATAGCTGACCAAGTGTTAACTCACTAAAAGGATCGCCAATCCCATTAACATATAATATCAACCACCAGTATCTCACCGTGCCATAATTTTTATAGCTAATAGTATCTGGTCTCATCAAATCAGTTGCGTTAACTCTATAATATGAAGGCTCATATTTCATCTTAAATCCAGATAACGTATGATGCAAATAATCTAATTGTTCCACACCATCAACCGTAACCTTAGTATAGAATTTTGTTCTATCCACGAAACACCTTTTCTAAACCGGTTTTAGTAAGAATTTCATAGGTTTCAAAAGTCACATTAACAGTTGCTCCAATAGGATAACCCTTCTCATCTACTCTAGTATCAAAAATGGGCGTTACCTCTTTAATAATTACACTATCAAATAATAAATATTTTCCAACATATATTGTAATTCTATCTCCAGCCGTTAAATGCTCAGAAAGCTCAGCAGCCCCAGGCACCCCTAAGCGCGCAGCCGTTGTTAAAGCGGCCTGAATTCTATTTATAGTCTCCGTAGAATAAAATGCCGAAGGTCCCGGGGGTATTAATAATTTCATCGACCCCTGTAATTCATCTGGTAGGCATAACCATAATAAATCCCTACAAGGTATTATCACATCATTATAAGCACTTTCAACGGCCTCAAATTTTAAAGTTAAAGTAATCGCTACGGGGGATGTTCCTTTCCATATTCTCCTACTAGTAAATCTAACAAGTAAAGACATTCCAGTAGCGGCTTGCGAGACAGCATTAACTGCATTGCTTAACCAGTCCAAAGGCACAAATGGCGCCCATTCAGAGGTTGCTCGTAATGCTATTTTATCCTGTAAAGCAGCCGTAATGCTTCTACCAGCACTGTTTAAAGAAGTACTTAAAACCTTTACCGTATAATGATCAGAAAGGGCATCTCCATCTGGAGCCAAGCCATTAACTCCACCAACAAAACCGGAAATAGTATTACCAGCACCAAACTGAAAGCTGGCTATTTGTCTCTTTATACCTGGGAGATCTCGAGATAAGTCGGTTAGAACAGAAGTTATTTTCTGCAATGAAGGTTGCTCGTATATAGTGTCTATATAGTTCCCCATTAATTTTTTCAACTGACTTTTTTGTGTTATATCTGCAATATTCTCAATAGGCATATTCTACTCCAAGGGTTCTAAATTACCCCGACTTAATAATGACACCTCTGAATCTATACCACCCATACCACCTGTTTCTTGCAAAGGGGAACCTCGAGGCACTAAAGTCTTAAGAACCATAAGAAATTCCTCCATAGTTCTTAAAGTGCCTTCAGTTAATACCTGAATTGAATTAGCTAATATTCTTGAACCCTCCAAAAATTCTGTTTCCATTCTAGGCTCAATTCTGTCAGAGCCTTTAGCTAATACCTTTACCGTTTCCCCTTCAAATTTCTTTAATGCTGATACAACATCCCCACTCCATTCCTTTACCATTTCTCGAGTTTCATCTCCACTTCCTTTTGCTATATCAATAACCTTACCTTCCCAGGTTTTGTTAAAGCCTAACTTCAATAAAACGCCTTTAGTTAACCTATCAATCTTATCCCCAACTGTTGCAACGGAAGTAGCTATTTTTTCACCACCAAATAAATGTCCAATTTCCATCATTAAACTTTCAGTAAAAGCAGAAGCCGCAGGTCCAAAAGCCTGCATTGCTGGGATGGTTGCTCCAACCACTTTTCCGGTCATTCCTGGAATCTGTCTTTCTATAATCTCACGAGTAGCCATAGGATTGACCGCGCCAGTATATCCTAATCCAAAGCCTTTCTTTCCTCCTCGACGAGTAATCTCTACTGCTTCCTCTTTAGTTATACCATAATCTAAAGCGCCTCGATCTACTCCACCTAATAGAGCACCAGTATATCCAGCGGCTTTAAGACCTTTAGGTATACGATCTCCCTTCTGTATCCAAAACCATTCTCGAATTTTATCTTCAGCCTGACTAAGGTCTTCCAATAAAGCATCCATACCTTCCCTAGCAAGTAAGGAAGAACCAATCGCCGTAGCAATCGCAGCAACTGCCCCACCAATCGTTGTTAACGTAGCCATTGGAAGTATACCAAAAAGTCCACCTTTCTCTTCAACACCTCGTTTTGCTATCTTTTCTAAAAGTTCCTTAACTTCTCTAGTCCATTTTACTTTATCTGCAACCTTATCATAAAAAAATCTGAGACCTTCGATGTTTTGCTTCAAAGCAATATCAGAAATTTTCTTTGATGTTCGAGGTTCATAAACTCCTGGAACTTCATGTGCTGGGGGAGCAACCTCTTCTGGAACTTCAGCATAAGGAAATCTTTCTGGTACCGTTGCTTGCTGCTCGTCTCTTCTATAAAATTGAGGTTCTTCTCGATATGTTGGAGCCCTATACCGTTGTCGACGGGGATATCCCATTCCTCCAAGCTCTCTTTCATAAGCATATGGTCTAAGGGGTATTCTTCCAGGAGCTTCAAAAGTCTGGCGATATCGTCTAAAAGACTCTTCGGGTGAATACTTAGATCGAGGTATTAATATTTCGGATAAAGCCCTTTCCCGCATTCTAATCTTCTTTTCCCTAATATCCTTCACAATACCTGTTATCCCTTCCACAGCCATCCGGGCTATAGGCGCAAAAGGCCCAGTCACAGCCGTGAGTAAACCTGTTCCAAGACCCTTCACGGTTTGTGTTAATTCAGGAGCTACTCTACTTGTGTACCTACCAAAGCCCTCTTTTTCTGGTTTAAATTCTTTTAACCTCTTAAAGGCAAATACATTAGCAGTTTTAAACTCATTTAATGATGTCCCAGTTTTAGCCTGTATCGTTGCAAGGTTCTGAGCAAAAATGCTGCTTTCTTCAATCTTGGTTTTAAAAAACTGTACCTCCTCATCAACAATAGACATATTCTTATATAGCCTTTCAATATGTTCTTTTGTTGCTGGTCGGCCTTCCCTACCTAATACAGCCCCAATATCCTGAACTATTAATCTACAAGTATCAGCTAAATTTTTTATCCTATATTTATAGTTCTGTACATCAGAGGTTCCCGATAATTCCATTAAAAAAGGAATATAATCCTCAGAATATTTCTCTTGTATATTTCTTAATAGAGCCACCCCCCCAGGCGAAAAAATTTTAAACCCCTCTTTTAGATAAGATTTTCTCCATCCAAACTCAGGCATTAATATTGTCCTTTCCTCTTCTTCTTTATGGACTTACTTTCTTTTTCTTTGACATCTTTTAGCCAACCATGTTTCCATCTAACTTCACTTATATCCATTTTATCAATATCTGATTGGGCCATATGCATATAATAATGTAACTCACACTCCATCCGCAAAAGCTCTTTTAAGGGCATACCCATATGGAAAAAGCATTTCAAGTCGAAAGGGTACGGCAATTTTGCCGTTTCCTCCGCACTTTGAGCATTCATATACAGAAGACATCACAGGACCATGATCATACTTTTCTTGAAAAGCTCTAATTTTTGCCACATCTCTAACATCCAAAGCTTCCAGAAATTCCATATTATCCAATACCTTTTTATCATTAACAATTGACAAAGCATATCGATACAACCACGAGTTATGTCCTGCCTTTTCAAAATCAGCTACCTTTATTTCATCCTCAATTGTAAGTAATCTCACATTAATCGTTGAGCCACTACTTAAAGTGAGAGTATAAGGTTGATGAAAATCATCTGGAAGTTCTAAAACTTCAAATTTAGCTAAATCCACCACATATTCTATTTTTTGTAAGCAAACCTGGCATATAAATTCGACTGGGAAGTCCTTTGAATAAGAGTTTATGGCTAGCCAGACCATAATAAATCTTCTATCCCCCAAAGTCATTTTTTTAACGTCCATTCCAATAATAACTTTAGTCATTAGATCTAAAAACTTTCGGTCAATATTATCATAAGTTATTTCAGCAATAAGCTTTTCGTCTTTTCCCTTTAATACGCGAATTTTTACAGCAGTAGGGTCAACATTATCGTAGGTTTTAAACTTCGAAGGCAAAGCTAACGGCGTGTAATTCTGTTCCATAAGATTCCTCCTTCTTTTTGTTTTGTAAGAAGTTCTTACTCTCTTGTGACTTTATCAACATTAAACTCAATAATATATTTAGCAATTTCCTCTCTCATGTAAGATACGTCATATGCCGGAAAAGTTTTAGGAAAAACACCTTGAAGCTTAAGACGATAGCTTTCCTGACCATTAGTATCATACATTATATACCTTATGGTTTTGGCATAATTATTCTTAGGATAAAAAAATCCTTGGTCACTAACGATTAATTTCTTCCACGCCAAAAAATATTCAGCAACAAGATTTGGAACAGGAACTAAAAAAACCGCAATTAAACTCTCAATATCAAAAAATCCTGCATAACCTTTTCTAAATGCCCCATATCTAATACTAGAAACTTCTTGCATATTATAATCACCAAATTTCACATCTTGACAGAACTTACCAATATCATAACCAGATACGCCAGCATATACATCATCTGGAAGCATTAACTCCCATAGATAGGTTCTCTGAAACCTTGGAGATCCACCAAATATCTCAATTGCCTTTGTTTGCATTTTTAATACCATCTCGTATCCTTCCAATCAGACCACAAATTATTTCTATAACAAACCAAAAGGCACAAAAAATACTAAATATTATCACAGAAACTATCCGATATAACCATAACACAACACACATATCTTTAGCTGTTCTCAATAATTTCATCAATGTAGATTGCCAAATCACTTTTAACTGTGTGAATAATATAATCTTCTAAAGTCAAAGATTTCAGATCTGGAAAGTGTTCTTTAGCTGTCTCAAAATCTTCATTAATGTCATCTGGTAAATTAATAATCATGTACCTTTCCCATCTTCAAAGACTATTGGTTTATTGTGCTTCCCATCGATCAAAAGAAAATGTTACTGGATATTTTATACTATCTTCCGTCTCATAATTTAAAGCCACCTCTCCAACCTCTTGAGGATAACAACCAACAAGCTTTATTTTTAGAGCCTCATCTCCCTTCGTTGTTAATAAAGTTAAATATAAATCTTGTTTGATTTCCGTATCACCCTCACCAATATTCTCATAATCATTAATAACAGACTGATTCCAAGCGTGGATAGCATCAAATATCTTCTTATCTTCTCCTTCGATAAACGTACACGCCCAGATTTGAGAATACGTCAGCTTTCCTGGAAATTTTAAGCCAGCTGACTGCTTAAATGGAACCTTAATCTCTCCAAAACTTCTACCGGGCACATTAGTAGACTGACATCTTAACGTTAATGTTTCACTATCTCCGCCACCAATGGGGTTGGGTATTATCATTTCCCATAAGTAGGTTCTTGCGGGATTCGTTAAATTATTCTTAAGAGCGTTTACTCCCATTTCAGCCATAGTACTTCCTCCTATCTATATTTTTATCTTACCACATAATACCACGACTAATTAACTCCTCAAAGGAAGCTCCACGAGTTGTTACAATAGCTTGCAGTTGAATGAATTCAGCAGCCGCAGCAGGTTTAATAAATAAATCAACGTGTAATTCATTGGCAGCAATTGTTGCAGGAGTGTTATTCGTTGTATCACATAAAACTCTATACCCTTTGTCACCAGCCTCAACGGAAAAAGCGTTACTTGCTGAGAGCTTATCTAAATATTCCTCACAAGTAGCCACCACCCTAAATCTCGTGACCTCTGTATTTGGCTCAAAGCAATAATACCTCAAAGCAGCTGCTATAGTCTTCTCTATTGTAATTAAAAGTCGACGAACGTTGACTCTATCCAAAGCAGAAGCTTTAGTCTGCTCTGTCTTTTGTCCCCAGACCACAATACCTTCCCCTCTAAATGTCTGTAAAGGGTTAATCTGATCTTCATACAAAGAATCTCTCTCACCTTGAGTAAATATATTTGTTAATCCAGAAACGTTTAATATGCCTCGATTAAAACCAGCAGGAGCATACCAAGGATTTGCTACATAATCATTATAAACCATAGCCGAAGCCACATATCCAGAAGGCGGAGCGTCAACGATAATGTCATTCCACTGATCATAAATTTGAACCCATGGAGAATATAATGCTACATAACTACTATTAAAGTTCTGAGTTGTTGTTCTCCAGTTAATCATTGCAGCAACACTTGCCAATTCATCATATGGAACATCCAAAATTGCTACACAATCCTTTCGTGCTTCAGCAACCTCTTTAATCTTTGTCTGAACCGCCAAATCGGTTTCTCCACCATTGATTAAAAGACGAATATCAACCTCATCAGGATTTATAAATTTATTCCAACCAGCAACTAACTCAGACGAAGTAATGGCATTTCCATTACTACCACCCGCAAATTGTAAAGTTGCAACAACTGGGGGCATCACAGTATCAGCCATGGCAATATTATCAGCAACCGTAATGTATTTACTATAGCCATTAATCTTTGTCTCTAAATACATCTGCTTGCCATATCCATCAACCTTAGTTTTTCTCGATACCGTCCAAACTTCTACTACAACGTCATTTCCATCGACATCCTTCTCATAGACCGTAATATCAAACTCATAATTAACCGCATCGAGTTCACCAATCTTTATGCTAATAGAATTGTCCCAGGTTCCTGGGTCTTTTCCAAAAATCTGAAACAACACATCAGGATTGCTAGATTCCAACTGAAAGGTATTAGCGCTTCTTCCAGCACTAAAAGCTTCACTAACATAGATAGATCCAGCCTTGACTATACTAACACCTCCATATAAAGCGCTTTTATGCACTCTATAACAATATAATCGAATTCCATTTTCAAGATATGCCAACGCCGAATAATGAAAGTAATCTCCAGGAGTAGGCTCACCATACTCCTGAATAAACTGTAACGGCGTTGTCACTAAAATAATATTATCAACGTCTCCTTTCGTTGAATATCCAACCAATGCCGCAGAGGTTTCGGCTATATTTGCAATAACGTCTGAAATGTCTTTTTCTTTTACATATACACCCGGTGATAAATAAACGCCCATACTGCACCTCCTATATAATTATCTTATTGTTATTGTTTATTTCAAAGCTCCTTGTAAATCCTTTGACAAATTAACTACAACAAAAAACTTATCAACATATTTTTTTCCATTTAATCCAACATACTCCCGAAACAATGTAACCTTATTCACATCCGTTCTCTCTATGTGCCATTTACCAAACGCTTGAAATAAAGTCGGATTCGAAATAGCCTTCAGAAACTCTCCTTGCGTAATCTTACTAACCTTTTTAGTCTCAGGATCAAAATGGCTTATTTCTACCTTCCCCCAAAAGGCTAAGCGCTCTAACCAAGCATCAAATGACTCATCAAATAAACAAGGTCTGACATCGGGTGTGGCAAAATTTTGGCGAGCTTGAGCAATACTTATACCTTCAAAAATTTGGTCAATTAAGCCTTTATACATTACGATTCTACCTCACAAACTATTTCCTCTTCTGTTAATAGTTTATTCTCATCATATGTTTCGTCATAAATTTTAAGAAAAATTTTCTTAATCACTTTAATCTCTGTAATTGCAGATAATACCCAACCATCAATATTAATTGGATATCTATGCACATAAAACGTTCCAAGATCAAATTTTGATTCTATTGGTGATTCATCAGACACCTCTCCAAAATGCAAATCTAATTCTAAAGGATATAAGTCATTAACCAATATTTCTAAATTAGGGTTTTCTTGCTGCCAAAAAAGATACTCAACGGTTACAGCATTTAATTTATCAGCATCTCTACTCCATACCCACATATCATAATCCAAATCAACGGGGATGGCCTTAATATTTTTAGCATTAATGTATGAACCATTAGAGTAACCTAAATACATACCCCTTCGAGCTAGTGGTGTCCTTTGTCGTCTCCATGCTGGGCTTGTACGCTGGCGCCAAAGATTTAGAAATTCCATTGAAACGTTGCCACGTTTCTCAGCCACTATTCTAACTGCGACATCTTTAGGATACAAAGCGGTGTCTTTCTTCCAATCATTTATTCCTAAAATGTCCTTAAACTTCCCATATGCTAAAGTTCTAAGACCCTCATCAATAACTCTTAATAAAGTGTCCGCCATAAGCCTTACCCATCTTCATAGTTATTATTGCAAAAACCGTTAAGAGAATTTGCTTTATCTCAGCTTCATTATATTCTCGTAAGTTTGTCTTTTTCCATATTTGCAAAAAGTTAGTAAATGTTCCATATTCCTCAGAATTGGCGATAAAGAAGTCCCTTAAAAACTTTAAGGCCAATAATACCTTAACTTGATCTTTCATTAATAAGCGATCGGCCTTATTGATTTTCATTTAGGTTCTCTTTTCCAACCACAATTGGGGTAACCTCAATAAGCTTAGATATCTTTTTCTTTTTTTTACTCTTATTTTTTTCTTCATCTTGTTTCTGATCAAATGAATCTGGCATAACCTCACTAATATCTACTCCTAATTTTGATTTAACTTTCAATTCTTCGTCTCCTTGGAGCGCACCTATAAGTCTTCAAAGCCACCTTATCATGCATTCCCCTAATTAATACGTCGACTATATCAAATTCCTCTGCATCAACATTATCTGGAATGAATTGGGGATTTACCACAAAATAACTCCCAATGATAATATCCACCTCTGTTTCAGACCCATCGTCATTCTTTATAACATTACTAAACCAAGCTATAAGGGGTAACTCATCCTCTGTATAAATACCAAGCTTTCTAAGTCTGGCCTGATTTGGAGCCCATTCCAAAAAAACCTTCGTAGTGTAATTGATATATTGATAATCCGAAGGCTTAATATATACATCATTCTGCTCAATAGTATCTAGATTAGTAGGTATATATAAAGTGCAATCTATACCATACGTATCTACACTTATATTCGTAAATTGTCTTAAACCATCTACTGTTTCTTGTGGTATCATTTTACTCATAATTATAATCCTAAAAATATTTACTTAAAAATAAAACAGCCAAGGTAATTGCAGCAGGAATAGAACCCCCAACTAATCCCCATATTCCTGCTTTTACCTTTAATTGGGCCACATCCACTCTCAACTCATTTAGTGTAATATTTATCTCATCTATATGTTTTCCAACCTCAATTGCCCAATCTTTCCAAGTAAAGGGGCCTTTTTTCTGCGCGTCCTCACTAATATTATCTGAACTAAGAACCTTACCAAAATCGGCCTCAAATTTGGGTGGAGCCATTTGGATAACCCTTTCCAGCCGGAATTGTTATAGCTATTAACCAAGTGTCTTCCTTAGCTTTTCCGGCATGTGTCATTCCAGGACTTATCGTAACATAATTAGTTGGGCCTAAATTTTTAGCATCATTCCCAATACAATGCTGTAAGTTCCCTTTATACACAATAAGATATTCCCAACAGCTATGCATGTGTTCTGGAAATATTGTTCCTTTTGATAAAAACACTCTTTGTACGGCCACTTCGTCTTGTTTAAATAAACCAAAACCAAAGCATGTCCCAGACTCAACCTTATACTCTACCCATGAAGATTGCGCCTTTCCAATTACTAAATCAGATAAGGGTATCAAAGCTTCTGCCATCTCTTTTAAATTACTTCCCATTATTTACCCCTAAAAGGTTTTTAATATCATCCATTTCTTCAGTATCTATATTATCATCCTTCATCATTTGTTCCAACTGAGATATAACCTTAATATAATTATAGCGATTTAAAAATTTAAAGGTGGCATTGGCATTACCCCACCTCTTTGATAACTCCACATCATATAAGGCCTCCTTCTCGGATCGCGGTTGAGAGGACGTTTTTCGCATAGCAATCCACTCTTTCTTATCCTTTAACAATTCATTAATGCTATCTTCTATTTCCTCAACCTTGTGTTGAAGCTTGTCTTTTAATTTTTCTCTATATTCAAAAGGTAACTGTCCAAAAGCATTTCTAATTATAGAATAATCAATAACATCTCTTCTTAATTCTCCTAAAGATATATCGGCCTCTATGGCTAATTCTTGTACCGTATCCAATATACCATTAAATACCTCATAAGGGTCATAACTGGAATCTTCTAACGTTGGGCCTTTTAACCATTCATCTTTCATTATGTTATATACCCCACCACTCAATAAATCTTGAGCAGGATTTAATTGAATATAAAGTTCAATAGGATGCTCCTCAATATATATAGGATTATTGCGAGACCACCTCTTAACCTCAACTTGGAGATCTTCCAAATCTAGTTTGACATCAGGTTTTAAAATCAAATGAACATCAATATCTGACTCATTCGTGTATAAATTTGTACAAATGCTACCTATAATTCTTACCTCCTCGATGATTGGACGTAAATCATACAAAGGATATATATTTATAACATCCAATATTTGCTCTTTAATTGAAGCCTTTAATTTATACAGACCGTCTTCTGTCTTATCCCAAATAGTTAAATCTAAATCCTTTTGAGGGTAATCTATTGAAGATTCCTTTAACAAATAAGCAACTTCCCAAGGCTCCAATTCCTTAGGTAATCTCGCAATTTGATCTTGTATTTTTTCTACTAAACCGTATATCATAAGGGCTCCACTGTAAAATACTCCGAATTGGCCAATAAATACGAAACCAATAATCCAGTATATTTAGGATTCATAGGACAAGAAAATTTACCATCTCTATATTTCCAATCCTTATTTATTGGGCTTATAGGGTCTTGAACATATCCTAAAATCTTACTTACTACACCCCTCAAAGCCCCCTCCTTTGACTCTGAATGTGTATATAAAAATCGTAGTGGCACTTTATCACTAATTCCAGATATAGTAACTCGATATCGTTGTGTCATTTTAAGGTTTTAAATAATACATATCTATGGTTTTATCAATAACATTCCCATTAGAGTTTAATCTTAAATTAATTCCAATAGGCACAAAAGGGCCACCCTCAAGCCATTCTATCGCGGCATCAGATAGATCGATAGTTAGTTCTTTTTCCATTCTTTCATCAGTATCTAAATTTTCTACTTCATAATTTATTGAAATAGGACGATCAAAAACTAACTCTATAGCTTTAATTCCCCAAGAACGATATTCAAAATACATCTTATAATACAATAAAATCGTCTTCGGGGCAGAAATAACATCTAAATTTTGTCCTTCAATAGATAGATCGAAATCAACTTCTACCTTATAATAATCTGCATCTTGCTCAAGCAACCGTTTCACTCTTATCTTCCTTTCTTAAATAGTAGTCTTATATCTATCTGGGTCAATAATATCTCCTAAATACTCTTGAAATAGTGCAATAGCCTTATCAAAGAGGATCAGATTTGTCTTAAGCTGCTCTCGCTCCAAAACCAGCAAGGTTTGTAACTTGTATTCCACAAAATCTTTAGCTCTTACAAGAATGTCTTCTAAATCACCAAATAACTTTTCTGCCTCGACTTTAGTCATTTCTCCTCTCTTTTCCAAAGCTAAATGACTTATCTCATTCGTAACCTGCTCTCTTTCTTTGTCGGTCAGTTCTATGGCCTCAATCGTTGCAATAAAGTGCTTTTGCTCATCGGTAAGATTTGGTTTAGATTTTAAATATTTTACTAATAGAGCTTGTTCAGCCAAGGCCTTAAAGTCTTTAAGGGTATTAATAGGGACATCTTCTTTATCTTCTTTGACAATGACCATAAACTTTTCCTTATCTGTATCATCCTGAACAACCGTTCCTTTCTTTTGAGTAGCCAACTCTTGAGCCGCGTTCTTATCCGAAAAGCCTCTTGCAACAACAGTATAATTCTGCTCCTCAATTTTACTTTCCTTTGCCTCTTTCTCTTTGGCTTTATCTCTTGCAGCAGCGGCAGCCTCTGCATCCTTTTTCTCCTCAGGCGTCATTTCACTTAACTTAGCTTCTTCTTCTTTAACCTTAATTTGCTCATCAAAATCCTTAATATTATCTTTTACTAACTTTAATAACTCTTTAGCAACTTTAAAATTACCCTTATCAAAATGTTCTTTGGCTGCTGCCATATTATCCACCAAATCTTGGGCCTCTGTTGATGTTGTTACCTGTGAGGCCACTGCCCCACCTTCCGGGGGTAAAGGTTTGTCTACTTCTACGGGAAGTTCTGGAATAGGCTGATCAATAGATTTATTAGATTCTGGGGGCAGTTCGTCCTGCTCAATTAAATCTTTAATTTTATTCGTGGTTGTATCTTTAGAGTTTGGAACTTTTCCCTCTTCAGCCTTTGAATCTTTAACCGGTTTCGTTTTTAATCCTAAACGCTTTTTTACAATACCCATAATCTTTTGATAATCAGCATCTGTGAGAGCTTTACCATCTTTCTCCTTCTGAACCTGTACCTTTGCCTCTTCATAATACTCTTCAGCTTTAGCTAAACTTTTACCAGCATCTTTTGCCAAAGCCGCCAAAGCCTGTGGTGGTTCAGTAAGAGGCTGAATTTTATTTGCCTCTAATAAAGATAAATCAGTAACGCCCTCTTTAAGTTTATCCATTAAAAGAATTACATTAACTCCCATAGTATCCTCCTCATTAGTTAGGATCTTTTACAAGATCCAAATCTATCAATGAAACTTTTTCCCCTTTGGCGTCAGACCAGTTTCCACCTTGGGAATCAATATGTAATAATGATAATACCTTATCATTAACCTTTCCATCTTTTTGGTAGAATGCAACCTCTTTCCTATTTCCATTTTTGTAAATAGGCTTAATTGTATAATCTAAATCAGCAAATCTTAAATTAAGTAGCTTCTGAACCTTGGCAGGAATTGAATCGCTTGACCCTAAAATAACACTTAAAATTTCCACAGCCCTATCATCCTTGGGTATGATTTTCATCCCAGTATCTAAAGCCCTTTTAAATAGCTGTGAAACCCCCGTAGCCGGAAACTTATCCGAATAATCCCCTAATACCAATAGCAAAGTTTTATATAAAGACAAATCCTTTGCCTCACTTAATTTTTCTAATATACTCATATATCCTCCACCTTATCATTAATAATTATTTGTTATAGAGATAATAAGACTACTATCTGCTCAAGCTTGGCCAATATCTGGTGTAAAATATTAAAAAAGAAAAAACCACAAATGATAATGAGGCTTATAATTACTACATCATCTAAACCTAAACCTATAGTAACAAAAAGCTTATCATTTAGACTCTTTAGCCACCCGATCATCTTTTTTCTCCTTGTCTCCAACCGAATCAATTGCGTCCTTAATCTGTTTAAAGACCTTACTGGGAAATCGTTTTCCTCTAGGATAAATACGATTCTGAACAACTTTAATATCTTTTTCTCCATCTAATTCATCAGCTGCGTCCATATCATCAACCGAAATTTGATATGACGGAACAAAAGCCATATCAACCAAAGCCTCAAATGTTACTCCTATTCCATGATAATTACTTATAATAGTTATTCCAGAAAGATAATCATAATTTTCAAATATGCTAAAGGAGTTTAAGGCTCTTTTATCTCCTAAAGACGCAATAAGCATTTCAACGGATCCTCGATCATCCTTGTAAACTATCTTTAACTCTTTCATTAATTTTCTTATAGCGACTAAATAATCATTTAAGGGAAGCAAAACGGTCTTTGGTGTACTATAGCTACCCCCACCAAAAGTCTTTTCCCATAAATCAAAATCTCCATCCATATCTCCAACCGGGGGCGTAATCGTTAGTTTCAATAAGGCTGTCTCTAGTTCATTAAATAACTTAGCCATATCCTTATCTTTACCTTCTTTTAAATGAGAGCTTAAATCAATTTCAAAAATATCCGTAAATACTACTGAATCCTTTCCTAAAACAGAATTCATAAACTCTTGCCAATGTTCTTTACGAACATTAATTTCCAACATATTCTCAAATCTAACCTTATATTTATCCTGATGATCTAAAACCGAAAGCTGCCACTTATTCTTTTTCTTAGCTAACTTTCTTAACGATCCTTGAACTGCTCCTAAATGCGTAGGAAGAAAGTCAATGGCATCACTAGTCGTAGTTTCATTCATTCTTTCTATGATTCTTTCTGATAGCTTTATAACAGACATTAAGCCTCCACCTTTTTCTTAGTTATTCTTAAAAACATATACTCACTAGAATAAAATACGTCATAGCCCATTGGAATTAAAGTGTCCTCTAAAAATCGAATAAAGTCGGGCTGATTCCACCACATCTTTGCCTTTATACCATGAACGCCAAAATCATAATAACGCAAGTCTTCACTTAAAGTTTGTAATAGAGTTTTCATATTACTTATTTTCTTCGTTATCTTCTTCTTCTTCTTCTTCTCCAGTCTCAGGTTCTTCTTTAGGCACCATTGTATTCTTTTTTAAATCGGCTTCCTTATCTTTTTTCTTCTTTAAGAACTCAGCCCCTCTAGCATATATTCCCCAAGACTTCTTAATGGAAGCTTCTACTTTTTCAATATCCCTAGTATAAAAATGATTTAAAAAACTAGCCATCGTTGACACATACATTGGTAATACATCCATTACCAATTGCAAATGTTTACAATTATGCACAAATACTCCAGCCTCAAGTGGGAAATTATGATTCCTCTCCAGAGAAAGGTCATATACATCGGCTTTTTTTGCTAAAAACTCAACCTTAACTACCCTATGATTTAATACTTTAACAAATCTTCCATCTGAACTCCTCTTGATGCACAAGGCCTTCTTTCTTAGCTCTGCCCTCTTCAATGGTGAATTCATAATTTGCGAAATAGTTAAAGCCATTCTAGCAACGCTCTCAGAGGTCTCTTTTGTCTTGCCCCTAAAAAATCCAATATGCCCTAATTGAAAACCGGGATTAAATTCCCCTCTTTTCACCCTACATATACAACACATACAACCTTCCTTATGATTCAAAGAGCAACCTCGCAACTTGTTGTACATCATCCTTACCCTATCATCGGTTTCCTTTGTTAAACCTTTATTCCAAATCTTAAGCCTTCCATCAAGAAACTTCTTCTTTAACCTTAATCCCCGACAACGTAATCTCTCATCCACCTCTTTTGTTAGTCCTTTACTCCAAATTCTATAATTCTTCTTTTTACCACGCATACTTGCCCCATGTAAATCAATATGTCTCTGCTTCACCATTCTTTGCAAATTACCGGGGTCATTGTTCAGCTTATCAAAATCTTTGTGGTGGTTAACCCAACCAGAAGGTAACGCTCCATCCATAAATTTGGCCACTAAACTATGAATATATCTATATCTTCCATCATTTGGGCAATAAACTCTTTTGTAACCTTTCATATTATCTTGGTCCACCTTCTGATATAAAGGCATTAAACTATCTTGAAACTGTAGGTCTTTGGCTTCCTTGTAACTACCATCCCTAAGCATAAAAGCGTGGTCTGGGGTACAATCAACATACTTGCCATTGTCAAGATGCACCCGAACAAGCTGAGCATTAAGCCTTGTTTTCTGAACATCAACTATCTTATCGGGTTCTAACTGAAGTGTTTCTGGGTTAATTGAAAGTGTATACTTCCCCACATACTTATCCTTATTCTCTGCCATGTCCTTTATCGTAGGAACACCACCATCTAACAAAGAAACCCTTGTGTCACCAGCAAAACAATGCGCCCCATATTGTCTGGGATTTCTAATATCCGGGGGCCTGTTTTCAGGCTCAGTATACTTAGCATCTCTACGTGTTAAGATATAAGCCCCACCCCAATACAATTGCGCGGGGCAAGAGCAATTAATTTCTAAATCTGTAGCCATTAAAAGCTCTCTTCCAAGTTTTCTTAAATCAACTCCTTTATTGTCCTTTTTCCATAACCTTCTATCTCTAGCAAATCGAGAAATCTGACTTTCTAAATTTGTCCAATTCAAATATACGTCATACCATAAAGAATTCTTTGTACCTGAATGAACTTTAAAATGCCAAACGGCAGGTCTAACATCCTTTAATCTAACACCCCCTCTGCCTGCAACGGCGTCTACTCTATCATCAAATTCTGGGAATAAATAATTTATAGAAGCCTGCTTACGCTTTATATCCTTATAGCCCATTTCATTTATGTTAATAAGACTTTCAATTAATCCCAAATTCAACATAGATTGCTTTCCTTTTGACTACTCAAAAACAGCCAATAATCTATTGATTAATTCTTCTTGCTCCTTAGAAAAATGCCATCGAATATTTCTTTGCTTATTAAACCATTCTCTAGCAGAATTCGTATTAAGCTCTTCGGCCATGGCCTGCCAATCAGCCACCATTTCAGCTATATCCAAACTTGGCATATTACTTGCATCAATGCACTTAAGTGATTTATCCCTATTACTAGGGTCAATATTTGCTTCTGCCTTATCCTTTAGGTGATACTCTGGATGGTGTGAGTTCGTCAAAATGTGATGCATAGTTGCTTGGTTCTCATCCTCTTTATCTAACATTCCTGGAGTCTGATATCCTTTACCATTATAAGGGTCAAATTCTCCTTGCTCATTTTCTAACTTATGTCTCCACGTAATAGAAATATAAGGCGTTCGTTCTGGCTCTTTAAATTTGCTAGCATCGTGATACTCTCCACGAGCTAACAATGCCTCATTATCAAAATCTCTAAACTCTGGATTTGCTAAAATAATCTTCTTAATAGAGGATTGAACCAAACCAATATGTTTATTTGTTCGTTCTATAAACCATTTCTCCATCTCTGGAGTATAAGTTTCAACCTTTGTATCTTCCATAAGCGTAGTTAGTAGTTCTCTCACTCCAAGTCCTTCTTTATTGGTTCACTAGTCATTATTTTCTCTGGGGTCTCTACATCATAATACGTTTTACCACCATCTTTTGAGAAAAATTTTGGGTCTCTTTTATTCTGCCAAAGAGTCTTTGACTTATCCGTTCCCATTTCAATAGTATCTTGCCACTCATCAGGATCATCGGTAATTGAGCTTAAAGTTTCAAAATTGGATAATCGATGAAATAAATCTCTAGTGATTTCAGAGGAGCCCCCACTATGCCCCTGACCAGCAAAGGTTTGCATTAACTCCATTACAGAATTGGCAATCATTCCTTCATAATCAGCGTCTTGGTCAAATAATCCAACCAAATCCATTTCATATTTGGCGTGATCAACTAACCCCTCTTGAATTCTAGTTAATAAATTATACATAAGTTGTCACCTTTAAACCACCAGGTCTAATTTCTAAATTATCATCAATCACTCTATCAGGCTTTGGAACTATACTAAAAGGTTGTAATCCATAATGATCACAAAAGGCTTTAGCATATTCATATCCACGACCACTCCAAATAACCACTATATTTGTTTTTATTAACTCTCTTATAGCCTCTATCCGCCCTAAAAAGGGTTTTCCCCAAGCCTTATCTGGTGTTTCAGTTAACGTTCCATCAACGTCAATAAAATATACCATAACCTTTTTCCTTATCTATTAAACCACTGCCAAGCCGTTTTTGTTATTATGTTTTCACAACCCTGAAGGAATATAAGAGCAAATCCTATTATCCCAACGGCAAACCCTAAAATTACCCAAAAAGCTTTTCTAAATATATTTTTATTCTTCTGTCCCATACCCCGTTTCTCCTTCTCTTAAAGGAGCGCCCCTGTCTCCATACCGCATCCAATTATAAACCTCTCCACAACCAGTTAAAAAACAAATAAGTAAAGATAAAAGGATTATCTTTCTCATTTAAAATCTCCTAGCCAAAGCTACCCATCGACCGTCTTTTGCTAATTGTGCCTTTAAGTCTTTCATTTCTTCTTTGCCTTCATCAACCAAAACCTGTCCATCATTCTTTATTCCTATAATGTCAGACTTTCTTAAAGTGTTTCCTTCTATTTGCTTTATTAGTGCTTTAGAATAATTTAAAAGCCAATCTAAAACATACTGAGAGGTAATGTCATCAATCGAGAAAAACTGTCTAGTACCAACTGCACATAGTCTTTCACATTGTACGGGCATGTTTATAACATATAAATAACCACCAACACTTGGGTCATCAGACCGCACATATTTCCATGTAAACTCTGTGCCAGTATAAACTCTAAAATTTCTAAAAGTTTCTCCTAATAATATTAAATCCGAAGTTACATTATCCAAAAGCTGAATGCCTAACAGCGTCCATAAAGGATGATCTTTATATATCCAATCTGTTTCTGTTGCCGGATAAATCTGCACCACACTCTTAAACTTTGTGCTCAATTGAATTCTAACGCTCGAATCTACAAAATCATACATCTCCATAATCTTATAAGCAGAATGCGTATTCCAATACCTAAAGGCATTCTCAATGCATTGAGAAATAGTCTCTTTTGGCGTTACCAACGTTAAGGGTAAAAACTCTCTCTCTACCCACTCATGCATTGCAGATATTTTCATATAACCTTACCCCAATAATTTTATAGCTCTACCTTATAATAAGGGTCTCTTAAACATTTGCTTCTTTGTGACACAGCCTTCTTTGCGGCTTCCACATCTAAACCGTTCCTAATAAAATAATCAATAAGTTCCTGATCCGAACTTGCTTCATCGTTTTGTAAAACTGCATTAACCCAATGTTCCAAATCTGATAAGGTGTTTAGTTCAAATAATCTTTCTAATAGATCTTTCATTAAACCCTCTCTTTTAAATGACTGGGGGGCTAGAGATTTTAACCCCTAGCCCTATCCAGCTTAACTACTAAAGACCACTTATATCGCCATAGCAAAACATTCCGGGGTTGGTCACTTTGAATCCAGACGCAGATAAGAAACCTTTCTGTGCGTGCAAATCAGAAGTGATTAAAGTCGGAGTTGCAAATAGCGGAATATCACCTTTGTTACTCTTGTCCAAAGACAAGGGCTTGGTCATTTCTGCCAAGCTCCCTATGTTGCCATAGGGGTCAGACTGTCCCATTAACTCTATTGAGTTATTCTGATTACAGTCGTTGAACCTTTCTTGTGTGTGAAATTTTAAAAGCTTTTCTTTTAGCTTTCCAATAGCACGTAATTCCTTTGACCAAACTACCAAACATTCCCAACCAAACTTTTGAAACATTTGTATTCTACTAATATCCGACCCGAGCTTATGATATTTTTCTCCAAATAACTCAATGAGTTTCTTATTCTTTAAATTTGCAAAATCGGGCGTTTTATTATCTATTACCACAACCTTCTCAACTACATTTAAAATATACTGTTGTGGTAGCATTTTTTGCAACGTCTTAAATAAAAATATCTCTGCTCCATTAGGTCTTCTACTAGCAGATAATATTTGTTTCCTAACCACATCTGGTCTTTTCATGCTATTATTCTTTGATATTTTAGCTCTAACTTCGGGTCTCTTAGCAGGGTTCTTATTCCCACATAGAGAGGGAACACTTATTCCCATTCTACCTTTAGAGATTAAAGCTCCTCGAATCTTGTTCTTTGCAAGACTTTCTTTTATCTTCTGTCTAACCTCTAATCTCTTAGCAGGATTTTTGTCTCCAACCATCTGTCCCTTATTAGAATGAGAATGGCCTTTTACATATAAATTATTTTTAAAAGCCACCCTCTTGCCACACCCACATTTACATAAGGGTGTACTTCCTACACAAGACTTGGCTGCGGATTGTCCACTTTCAGACTCCAAATCTCTCCAAATCTCTTTTAAAGAATATTTGGAAATCTTGCGGATGTTCCCGCAATTTACAGAATTTTCATTATCAGTCACCTGATAATGCCGCCTATTCTTATTCGACGGCGCATAGATAAACCCAGCCATTAAATAACTGTCACCCTTGAAGCCTAAATAAATTCTATTCGTACTTACAAATGGGTCTTGAATTACAAGTCGTCCATCCAAAGTACCAATAACAGTAGGTCCAGTTGGGGCAACTTTCCCTAAAGACGAATCCGGCTTAAAATGTGGCTCTAACTGCCTTATAACACGAGCTCCATTATTACCACAAATTATAAAGGTTGCCATAGCCCTTAAGGTCTTAGCGAAAATGTTGTTACTACCATACTCAAGTCTGTCAATCAACTCATACTTTTTCCATAACCACTCCTGACCAGACCCAACCGTGGCACTCCATGTGCCAAAAGTCGTGGCAGCATTCACACCTTCCGCCGCAGCCGCAATTTGTTCTATCCCATAATGATCACAATCTGTTACTTTTAAACCTATATTCCATAGGCGGGTAAGTAATTTCTTCTTACCTCTCTGTATTGCTACAGAGTTCAGACTATCTCTTCATCCATTCTGGATGGTTGCCGTAGCTTTCCGAGTCACCTCAGAAAACGTAGTCGTTACACCATTTCTGTAAAGGATATCTTCTGTCCAAATCTGAAACTGCATATTATACTTCAAAGCATATGCTCTAGCAGCCTCAAACTTTAGAATATTAGATTTTTGATCCAATAGGCTTTTTGGTTTAACTTCAATTAAATATATTAAACCATTATTTAAGACAACGAATAAATCGGGCAAATAACGATGAATACTTCCGTCCACTCCTTTATAGACAATTACTAAACTTTCAACAGAAACGCTTACCACATCTCTACAATCATCTATAAGCAATAAAGCACTCTTCTCATAAGTAGAACGATAATGATGAGTAGTTCCTAACCGGGGTAACATAACTATTCCAGATATCCCAGTATAGGATTGGCCCTTATTCTTCAAAATTCTTTTTATAGCACCTTTACTCATATTATTTCTACCTTCTAAACTTGTAATAAGGCCTCTATTTCCTCCATTATTACCACGAGCCTTTATTTTTGGATTATTCATTAAAGCCCTCTTAATTGACTGTCTTCTTTCTAAGCTTAAAGGAATTCCCATCAAAGATTTAGAAATCTTCTCTCTAACTTCTGGTCTCTTAGCAGGATTATTTTCGCCAGAATTACTTTTTCTAATAGCTTCATACCATCTATCGTTATTCTTCTGGCCTTTCCTATTATGACCGGAAATAAATCGACGTAAAGAGTTAACTTTACACTCAAAGATTTCCCCACAACTGCATTGACAAAATCTTTGTTCCCTATCAACTCGCCACCAATAGTTTCCTTTAACAGTCTGGCTCGGTATAGCCTTTTTCAAGGTGTCCACCGAATTAAGCAACTTTTTCATATTTACATTTCTATAAATCGGAGACCATTTATTAATCTCGAATTTGATTTCCCCACCAAGATACTTAATCAACTCATCTTCAAGAATCATCCCATGAGCTTTCTCCAAATCAATAGCCGCACCCATAGTGTATCTTGCACGAAGTGGAAAATCCAAAGCGGTAAGACTCTCAGAACTTAAATCCACATTCACTTCAGGTACACCATTAGTCGCCTTCTCATAATTATACTGATAGTCAATAGTCGGGGCAATTGGTGTCGCAGATTCAAAAGTTACGTCAACCACACCAGTTGTGTAGACAATTGTGCCATTAGCACCCGTAGATGAATCAGTTACCATATGTCCAGCACCATCATCGGTAAAGGTTTCTACTCCGTCAGTAACAACAGCTGTTCCCGCGATAACTGGAAAATATGTTAAGGTTCGAGTATAGTGAGTCGAACCAGCAACTCCCATCGCTTCACCATATACCAATTCTGTTGCGAATCTACGAGAGGCCTGACTACCAGCATGACCCGTCTTAGCACCAATTAAAACAGCGTTCTCGGCCAAAGAGCCTTTAGTCTGACCATATACCAGGTCAAGATAAAAGACAGACCCAACACGTCTATCAAGAGCCTGAACCACAGCGATATTATTCATAACCAAACTCGGCAATATTGCCGCAATAACTGGCAACTGAACGCCAAGAAAAGTTATATTATCCGCATAGGTCGTTTCAAAGATCTTACTCTTTTGCCTCATTCCACCCTCGAGTAGGGCATTCTCCAAACACTGTGCTATGTTTCTTTTTTCATTCACAGATACTTCCCTATTCTCATTTTCCTTCACATAGGTTTCAACTGCACCAAGGTAAGGACTCCAATCTTGCATCAGAAGATCTCTACGCTCATTAATAGCCATCAAACGCTTCTCAACTACTTGGTTAAGTTTACTCATTAAATATTCACCCCCTTCCTTTGCAGATTATTTGCGACGTCCCATAAGGTGGTAGATTAAATTAAGAATCCTCTCCTCTTCCTTACTAGGGGCGTCTCTATCCGTTCCGACTTTTACCTCGGATAAGCTGTCAAAGTGTAACGAACTTTCTCTTAAAGCGTCTCGGAACCTTTCAATCAATTCTCCAGCCTCCTCTTCAGAAGAGCTTTGTTCGAGTAGTGCTCGAACTCTTTCTGATAGATTCAGTCCAGAGAATTCTAGTTTACATTCTATAAACTTTTTAATTAGTTCTTTCTTATGTTGTTCTTCTGCTTTATCTAAATTAGTTTTTAATAGTATTATATCATTATCTTTAGCCACCAAGGATTCAGAAAGCTTCTTTATTTCTTCTTTACTGGAAGCCTCAATTTCGTCTAATTGGGTCTTTGACTGATCTAAAAGGTCTTGGTACTCTTTCAACTTTACTGTCATTTCTGCCTCAAATTCATCGCCTTCTTTATTTAATATGTCATTCTTCTCATTCAAAGTTACCATATCATTAGCATAATTTCTCAAAGTCTCATTATATAACTCTTCCAATTTGACTAAAGATTCGCTAGCAATAGCCTCATTAATCTTTAAACTGGTTATTAGCTTTCTTGTCGCAGAAAACGATTTATTCTCTTCAGCAAATCTTTTCTTACTCTCACCTAATAAACCACGTTTACCCATCTCGTCCTCCAACCACATAAGATATATTACATCCCTTCCACCAAAAGCTTTATCATCGCCAACTATTTTATCATAAGTATTATATAACTCCTCTAAGTCCTCATTTGAAAGCCCAATAATGTCTTTTCTAGATAACTGCTCATTTAAAATCTTAAGGCCTTTATCTTTAGTAAATCTTATTAAATTAGAATAAATAGTCTCTTCATCTTTTCCTATTTGATCGGCTATAAATTTTTCTGCCTCATCTAAAGGAACTTGTAATTGTGCAATAAGCCTCTTGCTGGCCAAAGACCGCTTTGATTCATCTAATAGGTCATCAACAGTAAGTGCAGCTAAAGCTCGTAACTGCTCACTTAAAATATGTCCTTTAATAAGCTCTTTAGTGCCCACACGCTTACTACTTTCGAAGTTTATTCCACCAGCAGACTTTGGTCCAAGTCCTAACTTATATTGTAAATAATTGTCAAGACGACCTAAAAGTTCATATTGCCCAAATCTCTTTTTACCTAAAAACTTTAACACGGCCTTCTCAAATTTCTCAAAATTCTCTCCCCCATCCAACCAATCCCAATAATCCCGACCAGAAAGCTTTATTCCAGTCTTTTTACTCAAAGAAGAAGCCATTTTCTCAAAATATAACTTCTCTTCATCTGATAGGCTACTATAATTTTTATCTTCCTTGGGGTTTGGTTTGCCTTTCTTAGACTCTTTGATTACGCCAAGGCTCTCAGAGGGTTTCTTTGACTCTCCTAATAGGCTTCTAGCCTTATCATCAATGACTACTTTCATATCCTCTGTAGGCTCTATCCTCTCACCCGAGGCATTTTCTACGCCCTCAATTTGAATATCATCAATAAATGTTCTGGTTTCACCAGGCTCTCCTTCCGGTCCTTCACCATAACGAGTGTCAATATGATATGTCACGTAAACCTCAGCCTTATAGGGCGTCAATAAAGTCTCTCCAGGACTTTCTATATCTGGCTCTTCCATCTCAAAATCAATAGTCATATACTTATCATAATGGTCTACTCTTTCCTTCAAAGTTTCTTTCTTCTTTGTCTTCTTATTAACATCTTTCAAATCATCCGCACCCGTTTCCTTAGCAGATCGAAGTTTATACTTTCCAGATCTATTATCCTCTAAAGCCTTATGCTCATATTGAGGATTCGTCTTTTTAAAGTCACTAAACACTTGCTCATAATTTTCTGAACCAAAGGATTTTTTGTTATTATAACACCATTGCAAAAAAGCCTCAATCTCATCTATTTCATCTATATAGAGTTCTTCTTGAATCATCGGCAAAAGTTCTTCAGGATTTAATGTTCCAAGACTTCCTGCTGCCTGTTTGATAAGCAAATAATTTCTATCACCTAATAGCTTCATTTCTTTTATGACTTTATTCTCCTCTTTTTCCTTCTTAATGTTTTCCAAGACAACCTTTGCATCATTACATTTTAAGGATTCTAATATACATATGGCATACTTCGAATCAATTTTATTTGATTCCAAACCATTCTTAACTATGCCAACAATATCTCTTTCAACTCTAGCAGGATACACACCAACAGTACTTGGATCAGCAGTAAAATCAGTCGTTATATACTTATAAGATTCTGGAATGACCTTAAAGTGCTTTCCTAATACTTCATCCTCAGCTTCTTCTAATTCACCTTCGGCACGCGTAGAAACTCCAGCCTGACAACCCGCCAATAATAAAGTATTTACTATTCTTCCATAAGGAGTATCCAAAATATCATACTCCTGCATAACCTTCTTTCCATCTTCAGTTATCCACATCTTTGTAATTGTATGAGACACCTTCTCAAGATTACTTTGTACGTCATCCTTAGGGTGCTCTGCATGACCAAATAGAGTTCTACTTACCATCTTCTCTTGGAGCTCAGTATTTTCCAAAACCTTATCCCAAACCGCACGTTCATAAACCCTTTTATTTGCATTCAACATTCCAATATTACAAATGGGGTAACTTACACGACATAACACTCCTGTAGGAAGCTTTGAAGCGTCGCTTTCTACAAGCATAAACTTTCCATCGATTCGTTCATTTAAGTTCTTTAAAGACATTTTTTCTCCTCCTAAAATCTTTCGTCGAGGTGTTTAAAATCTTAACTAAAACTCTGCACTAGCATAAATTTTTCCACCAACTTCACAATACTTTCTAACGTCTGCTTTTGAAAGTCTTGTTTTATTATTACGGCATTTAAAATCTTTACCTGTTTTTTTTGGGCCACCTTCCAAAGAAATCAATTGATTATAACGACAATCAAAATGTCTACCGACTTCTATTGGACCACCAATTAAAGATGTTAATTTATTAACCTGACAATAAAAACTTCCACCAACTTTTCTTGGGCAACCAGCTAAAGACGTTAGTTGATTATAACTACAATCAAAATACCCACCAACATCTCTAAAGTTAAATGGAATCTTTTTAAGTTCTAACTCACATAAATCAATAGCCCCACCAACATCATAACTACCATCTGGATTCTTGTGAATGTCTGTTCTTTTTAAGAAGTCAGATACCCAATTCTTAATCAGACCCTCACTTACTACTACTTTATTTACCTTATCAAAAAGAGGTTTAAATGACATTTTTCCTCCTAAATATAATACTCTTTAACTAAGAATCTAAAAGCTTCTTCATTAATATACCGTATTCCTTTCGCCACTAATTGGTTTCATACCACACACCAACGTATACGCCTTAATCCCAGAAGCGTTCATATCATATAATCCACGATGTACAGTAGCAGAACCTAATAAATTATGAATAGCATCAAATCCCTGATTGATTATATCCATAGAAATACGTCCCATTAAACCCTCATCAGCCACAATAACACAAGCGGCCTCTGTTGCTGTTTCATAATTCGCAATATCCGCTAGTAGGGTTTTCTTTAAATTATCCTGCAAGGCCTGACTCAATACCAAATTATCTATATTCATAATCCTGTTGACTCCCATTAAAGCCAATCCCGATGTGCTTAAAACCGTCTTATAATCCTCTTTATCAAAAGACGTATAATTTGATTCCTGCAAGGATAAATAATTAAAGGTCTGAAACAAAGACGTTATCGTGTCATTAATTGTTATCCAAAACTTTGCAGGTGGAATACCCCTATATAATCTCTCAATCTTGCTATTGTCAATTAAAAGTACCGGACCAACCTTTGACTCTTTTGCCAATTCAAAGATTAAACCTTGAATAATATCATTGTTCTTCTTAATCACATAACTCTTTAACTCACCTGACGTTGGTAAGGCCGCAACCACTATAACATCTTTAGCCGGATCTTTATGACCAAGAGCATCCAAATACTTCTTTGCTATTTCAATTAGTGTTAAAAGTCCTCCAGAGCCAGTTCCACCACCAAATCCAATAGATAATATAATTTTATCAACGGTGCCAAAGACCTCTCTCATCTTATCAAAGATAGCTTGAGCAGCATCTTTGGTCGCTCGTTCTCCTTTAGCCATATCCTTACCAGAGCCTTCTAAACCACCAATAAATAATTTCTGGACGTCTGGTATGCCTAAAGGTTTTAAATCTGCCATTGCCGTATTTAAAGCTAGCGTTTTCTTATAACCTAAATCATAAAAACTCTTTGCCAGTCTACCACCACATTGCCCAGAACCAACCACCCCAAAATCCAATGAACCAACATAATCGTTCTTGGCACCAATCTTTGATTCAATCTCTCCAGTTGGTACTTCAAATGCTTCTAATGGAATCTCCGGAATATTCACCATAATAGCCCCCTATTGTTTTTATGTGGGTTTCTTATTTTCCTCTAAACTTAAATTATGTTTCTTTGCTAACTCTATAACTAAAGTAGGATTTTTCTCCAATAAATCTTTTATCTTATCTGTCGTTGAGGCCTTAGGGTTTGGAACTTTTCCTTCGACTTTAACGTCATCTCGTTTGTATAAAAAAGCTAAAGGCATAACATCAAAATTTCCTTCGTCTGGAGAATTAATGTCATAGAAATCTAAAACGTTCTCTTGAGTTGCTGAATCCAAGTTATTAAACATAATCTCAAACGTCTCTTCATGTTGTTCTTTTATAGTGGTCTCCTGGGTAGGTTTTATTTTTTTTTCTTGAGCCTCTATCCAAGCCTTCTGACCATCTATTAGAACTTTTGGGGCATCTAACTCAATAAGTCGAGCAAGAATATCCTTTGATTTTTTTAATTGAGCAGCTTTTTCTTCAGGGGACTTGCTATCCAAGACCTTTTCTTTCTTGGCCTCTATCGGCTCTTCTTCTGGTTTCTTTTCTTCCTTTGGCTCTTCCTCTTTAGGGGGTAATTCTTCCTCCTCATCCTTCTTCTCCAAAGCCGGTAGGACGTAATTGTTTACTATTTCATATGCAACAGCCTCCACAGGCACATTCTCAAGAGCTCGTAATATGAAGGTTAATAAATCATTAACATCCAACTCATTCTCTTTAGCCGCATATAATGTCTCTCCTTCTGCGTTTGTAATCTGTAAATCCTCAATATTGTTTCCATTTCCAAGTATTCTAACTAAATAATAAAACTCATCCTCTTTGTTTCCAAAATACTCCTTTTCAGGGGTGATTTCCTCCGGTTCCACTTTGGGGGCATCTTCTTCGGGGGGTTCATCTATAGGATCATCTTTAGGTTCATCCTCAATTTGAACAGGCTCTTCCTCTTGCTCTTTTAGCTTTTTATTATCCTTAATCTCTTCAGGGTCTTCCCCAGGTTTCTTATCAGCCTTATCAGTAGTCTTTGTTTTTCCTGCCACGACCTTTGGTTCTTCTCCTTGCTGAGGTGGCACCACACCCTTAGAATCATCTTTACTTTCTTTTGGCTGAATCTTACTGGGCTCATCTCCCTTCTTTTGAGACTTCGTTACTGGAGCATTACCGGGTAGGTTTCCTTTTTGCTTTGGTTCCGTTCCGATTGGAGTATCCTTCGAACCAGATCCAGGCACATCAAGATTTGCTAAATCCTTTTCCTTCTCTGCGTCTCTTTGAGATTTCGTAGCAGGAGTTTTCTTTGTTACATCTTCACCTGTCTGCGGTGGTATGTCTTCTTGCTTAATCACCTCACCAGTCTTACCTATGGCAGTCTTATTTGTAGGGTCATCCCCCTTTTGCGGTGGAATCTTAGGCGTAGCCGGAGTATCATCAGAGGTCTTCCCCATCTTTGCCTTCTTCGTAGGATCGTCGCCAATTTGAACCTTTGATACTTCTTCTGTAATCTCATCAGCATGAAGCTGTCTTAGCTGCTTACTCTTTAATTGCTCATTCAAAGTCTTTACAGATAAAACAAACCTTTCATTTGTAAGATTAACTACGAAGGCTCTATCATTCTTTATCCTCTCAATCGTAAAAATCAGGATCTTTCCATCTATATCCCTTTTATAAGTTCCACCAGGACGAACCATTTCCCGTAAGTCCCTCTCAGTAAATTCTTCTAAAAGTCCACCCTCTTTATTTAAGAAATCTCTTATCATCTTAGACATGATTTTCCTCCTGTTAAATTATTCATCCAAACTGTATATTAATCGACCAAGTTTCTCATAAATCAAACCCAATAAGATTGCGTATTCTTTATTACCATTCTCACATTCAATAACAATATGAGTTCCTAAACTAAATATACCCTTTAAGATTTCATATTTACTGCCAACCGTATCATTAACTATCTTCTGTAGCGTTTTATAAACAGATTTTGCCTCTAGCTTTTCAGTTAACGTCTGCAATAAATCCATATCAGACGGAAGTTTCTTTAATTCAATCCAAGCAGAGTCGTTATCTCCAGCCTCAAAGTACCTCTGAGCCGCATCAACGAAGTCTCGGTATCGATTATTATGACTAAAAAATCTATGGGCGTCATCCAATCGTTTGAGTAACTCCGCATCAATGACTTCACTTGTATTACAAATCTTATTTGAATTCATAAGCTTATCTCTTTCATCTAGTAATCTTATGCTTTTTCTTTCTTTTACTTAAGTTTCTACCGGAACCCTTTCGAGGGGTAAGAAATCTTTCCTTTCCGCATGAGCCGCAAGGCTTTAATTCCTGCATCAATCTCCTCCAGGTCTTCCCCATGCTAAAGGGTCTCCAGATCGAAAACCGTTAGGAAAACCAATCAAAACCTTTCCAGTCGGTTGAATTTCTACGTTCATAAATTCCGCCAATTTCTGCAATTGGGGTAATAATAATTTGGCAATTTGTTCTTCCATATCCTCTCGATTATACTCTACATTAATTCCACCATAAACTTCATTAGGCACAACCTCATTTGTCTCGTTGTCTTTATAACTCTTAATCCAAATACTTCCTAAAACTTTAATTTTAAGATCCAAAGAAAAAGGTATCTTCTTCTTCATACCAATACAATATATTTGATTCTCTTTCATAGCCTTAAAACACCTTTCAATTATTTGCCCAATTTTCATTTAAGATTCCTCCATACTTACTCAGATATCAGCATTATTCCATCTTCAGTTACAAGATATTTCTGCTCACCAATCTTAAGCGTCTTATCAACCAACTGACTTAAAAGATTACCATTTTGGCTACCATCTTCCTCTTTATATTCTATCCAAGCGTCTTTGCCGGTATTTAATTGCTCAAGTATATCACCCTCAACCACATACTTAACTTCGGTATCCAGATTCGTAACCTCAAAAACCTCTAACGCAGACTCTTTAACCTCTAAATTGATATGCTCTGTAATACCATCAACCTTGTTTCTAAAAGTTTTTCCACGTTCCATAATTCTCCTCCATAAATGTTTAACTTAAAGCTTTCACAACCCTTTGATGTGCCTTAGTCTTGGGTAAAGTTTTTATAACTCGACATAAACCCCTCTTTGTTACCCGAGTCTTTCCACGAATAACGTCCAATACCAAATCGGGATAATAAGGGAATAAAACACTAAGAGCCTTTCCAACAGGCTTGCTAAATTTTTTCATTTATCTTACCTTGATATTCCAACATTACCAATACGACCCCTAATCCCACCTAAACCTCTTCCAGAGCCTCGACGAGGTGCTCCTACTCTTGGGGCAATACCCGTAGGACAAATACCCATACCCCTACCCGTTCTGGGGCCGCTCCCTCTTGGTCCTGTTCCATCTAATCTTGGCATTTTAATCCTCCTTATTCCAAAGACAGGCTAAGTTTTTTCATTGATCAAAATTCTTTCATTATATTAAGAGACTTTCCATACTTCAGCTGCCAGATAAACTGCAGAAGGCTCTCCAGAAAATTCAACCGCCACACATAAATCGTTAAACGACATAAGACCCTCTCTAACAGCCTCAGCGCAAGCCCCCGATACATCATAGTCTTCTAGTTCTTTATAAGTACCAATAGCTACAACCGTTGCATCCACATCCTTAGGAATTAAGGTTCCCTCTACCTTATCTCCAATCTTCAACGTCTCTGAAATGTTTGAAACTAGTTTCTCATGTAGATCTTTAAAGTCCATTATAACTCCTCTTATTTATAAGACTTCGTGCATCTTTCTATCTGTTATCAATATGCCATCCCAATGATCTAGCTCATGTTGAATTACAACAGCAGCCTGATCTTTATAAGACTTAACTCCGTTAGAATTCTTTAGCTTAATAAATGGGGCCCTCTTCGTCTTTACCGTCACATTAGGTAATGATAGACACTCCTCAGTAACATATGTGCATCCATAGGACTCTAAAATCTCTGAATCAATTAAATTTAAACTAAAATCCTTGGCTCTTATAATCGCAAGTCTTAATGGAAATCCAATCTGGATAGCCGATAGGCCTATACCATTTGGGTAATTTCTTAATTCTTCTTCCAATAATCGAACAATCTTAATAACCTCGGCTTTCAAAGGCCGTACCGACCGCATCCTTAAAGTATTAATATCTGTTACTACCATCCTTCTCCTAATACCTTGGGGGAACGTTAAGACTAGCGCACCGAAGTGCTCGCCTTTCGTATCTATATATTTAGGAACAATTCCCCATCAGGAGAATAGTGTTCTTCTTCATGTAAAATCGTTCCCCCAAACCCGTCATTTGTTTCATAGCTCTAAATAAAATTTGGCTTTTCTAAGTTTCTTTGTCAAAGAATTAATTGCTGCTCTTTCCTGTTCTGAAGCGTCCGTTTCCGCCACCTCAAGGGCTTGAACCTCTAAACGATATTTCAAATCCGCCAACTGCCCAGCTTTAGTACCTATATCAGGATTATCCATTATAAAATTCTCGTCTTCCAAAACAGAGATTAAACCATTTATTGCCCAATTCCACCACTTCAACTCCGCTTTCGCAAGAGCAATTGGGGGATCTTTTGAGATTTTCAAGTCTGGTAGTGTTGTCCATTCAATCAATAGCTTCTTCATTATACTTTCACCATGTAAGTTCCTATAGCCTAAATCGCCTTAACATATCACCTATGAAGCCAATATCCACTTTGGCAAGAACCCTCTCTCTGGCTTCAGAAACCGTAGCTTCCTGTTCATCTAGCCCTTTCTCTTTATTCTCTAAGACACGCTGTAAGAGATCTCCACCAGGTATCAGAGAGTTAATATCCTTAGACTCTTTGATTACGCTTGAACTCTCTGGGGTATTCTGTATGTCCTTACCACCAATATGTAGAGTTTTCTTGATTATGGCTTCTCTAACCCCATCTGGTACTCTATCCATTTTATTTCTTTCCTCGGTCGTTTTTGGCTACGGTTGCAACCATCTGCCGAGTTTTCTTATCAAATGCGATTTTAGTATTTTTGTATCGACTTTCCCATAAATTATTTAGGGCCCTTTGCCTGTTTTTCTTACCTTCTTTTATTGAGGACTTTATCCTGTCTATGGGCAAAAGAGCCTTTAAATCTGTATTCATAAGGGCGCGATGGGCCTCCGCAATTATATGCTTCTTCTCCAAAGGTATCTGCTTATCCACGGCTTTTAACATCTGATTAAGGTCAAAATCCTCTAACTTTAAAATCTTATCATTAAAATATTTTAATAGTTTTAAACGATCCACATTTGGTCCTATAGTGTCAACCACCAAATCTACTAAATCCTTAACAACGGTAACCTCCTTTTCTAAAGTTAATGATAACTCTTCTTCTTCTGCAGAAGATGTTTCTGACATATTAACTTGAAAAGTTTTTGGATCTGGGTCTAAACCCATATACGCTAAATGAATCTGACATAGACGTGTCTGCGTGTCGATTAAAGCCCTTTGTACCCGACGAGCCTCTCTAGCAAATCTAATATCATAGCGCTCTATTGCGGATCGGCCAATACCTTGTGGCATCTCTTCAACATATCCCCCTAATAACTGTAAAGGGGTCTTTAAGGCACAAGCTAACTGGTTTCTCTGCTCTGTTAAATCAGCTATAAATCTAATATCGGTTTCGCCACCAAGTTTTTCTATGGCTATATTATTAACATCTCCAAATACCGGTAATATAATATCTTCATTTACCCCCAAAGGCGAGTTATGCACAAATACTCCAGCTTTTAATGGAAAATTATGATTACGTTCTGTAGTAATGTCATAAGTGTCTTCTTTAAAATTTAGCCTCTCCACCCTTACTACTTTGTGATTTAAAGCTCCTACAAACCTTCCAAGCTCATCTCTTATCCTACTTGGTACATTCCTCAGAGAATAACGTCTTCCTGTAAGAGCTCTTATTTGATTCTCTCTATACTTAGGTTGCGCCCACAAACCTTTTAGATTCTCACTCTGCATAGTAGCAAAAGCTTCCTTATCTGTATACAGCCTTTTATTCTTCTGTTTTGAACCAAGCTTACATCCCATCTTGCCTTTTACTTTAGTTCTAAACTCTAAAGTTGCCCAGCGATCTTTTGCCCTCTTGGAAATACTTTGTCCCTTTTCGGCTCTTTCCTCTTCTGAATAGCCTAACCATCTCTCTTTCCCTAACTTAGAATGATATCTCCAATGCTCATTATTTCCCATAAGCTTAAGATTACTAGGGTCATTATTTTCTTTATCAAAATCTATGTGATGTATAGTATCCCCTTTCTTTAGCTTGCCGTAAACATACTTTCCTACTAGTCTATGCTCATGGCAAAATAGATTACTACAGGGATTATACACCAATCTATACCCCACCAGACCCTTAATGGCTACCTTCGAATAATAAGGCATTAAAGACTCTCCTCCTACTAGATTCTCTGCCTTCTTAAACTCTCCATTACGAAGCATAAAAGGGTGGTCTGGGGTGCAATCGATATACTTACCATTGTCAAGATGCACCCGAACAAGCTGAGCATTAAGCCTTGTTTTCTGAACTTGAATTATCTTATCTGGTTCTAACTGCAAGGTCTTTGAGTTTACAGAAAGTATATATAGACCTTTATACGTCTCAGGGCTCTCTGCCATTTCCTTTATGCAAGGCTCTTCTCCATTTAACAAAATTAACTGCATATTCCCTCTCAAACAGTATTTTTCATCATAATAGGGTGAGTCAGCGTCTAAGGAAATAGCTCTAGCCCTCTGTAGTAAAGTCTTATATTCATCTATCATGTCAATAACGGCCTCACTATTCGTATTATCCACCTGTACCTTATACAAATACCTTAAAATACCTTTGGATAATCTGGCGAGCATAATTGAGTCTTCCGTTAATCGAAGGCGTTTATAAATTGGCATAGCATTGGTAAGTACAGAGGTTCCATAGCGAGAAGTAACTCTGCGAGTATCCGGTGCCATAATGTTTACAGTGGTATACTCGATATAGGTGGGGTCATCGGCTTGAGGCCTTTTCTTCTTAGCTCCTAATATCCTACAATGCACGTAGTCCCAAGGGGGAAGTAGTTTTCTGCTTCTTCCCAGGGTTGCTCCTAAAGGTGTCTCAAAAAATCCTATAAGACGACCATTATAATCCAATCGACTAATGTTCAAGGGATGATTATCATCATCAACCGCTACCACCCCCGTTCCAGGCATTCCATCAATCTTTATGAATAAATCACCATACGCCGCCGTTGTCCAAGCCCAATCAAAAATTCTTTCTTCTATCCCAATTCGGTCCAATAGCTTTGTTAACTCATTCTGTACTTTTCTATTCTGAGATGTAACCCAAACCGTTGCACCGTGAAGCTTAGAATAGGTTGTTGCCACCCCGGCAAATAAATCTACAGCTGCTCCCATCAATGGATGTAAAATAGCTCTATCCACCTCTTTATAGAAACCACCCCGATCCATGCTCACTTGGGTGTTCTTATAGATCATTCGAGTTAAATCTTGTGGGGCTATACCAAGTCTTTTAAATGTAGCTAAGTCATCAGGGGACAACTTGGATAACATCTGAACATCTTCGGCGGGGACTTCAGTGGGAGCTCTTCCTAATCCAATCTTTAATAGTAAATTCTTAACGTTCGTTGCTATACTCAAAGGCGTCCTTTCATTCAAGATACTATAAACGTCGTACCATTAACTCTAGAACGTTACATTTACTATTAAATAAATATTTCTAATAGAAAAGTGTTATTTTATTTTAGTCTTTCCTGTTTCCCTTTCCCGTCTTCAGGGGCTTTGGTAAATCTTCTATCTCTATAAAACCCAACCGCTTATATAAATCTTTAGCTAATCTAAGAGACTTATAAATTGGAAGGGCTTTGAGGAGTACAGATGTTCCATAAGGTTGCTTCATAGAGTTGCCTTCTTTGTAAGTTCTTCAACATCACAAAAATCTGGAACATATATTGAACCAATAATACATTGCTTGGGGCACTTCACAATTATTTCTATCCCACAATCTATCTCAAATCCCTTTCTTCAAATTCCTCAAAACATGGCTTACATTTAAAAACTCTTTTCTTTGTCACTTTTCCCTCTCTTTCATTGGGTTGCCCTTAATTTTCTCAAATCACAATGTTCATATCGGGGAAAACACCAAAAATTAACCCATTTCTCCTTATTGCCTATCATTTTTATCGTTCCTCCATTACTATATCTAATCCACCAAGCCCTATATCCACCTCGTAATAAAAAATACCAATTCTCTCATTATTTGCAGCACTTCGCCCCTTTTGAGATATAACATAAACCCCCAAAATTATAATTAATAAAAGTAATATTATCAAAACTTTCACTTTCCCCTCCCTTCGTTCACGTGGTCGGCGATATTCTTAATTAACCTATCTAAACGATATTCAGTATCTTCTTTTCCAAAAGCAACGACCAGAGTATCTATTAACCATAATTCGGGATATATTACACCCTCTATTTCTTCTTTCTCTACCTTCACTGCCTCTCTCCCCGCCTCATTCCTTCCGCTCTCTAATCCCTTGTTATACCATTCCATTTTTGCATCTTCTATTATCTCGTTTATGGCGGTCTCGGCTTCAGCAACCTCTTTACTTAATTGAGTAGACTGAAATATCCCTATGGGTTTTGGTTCCCAGCACATAGAAGCAAATCCACACAACTGCCCTAAAATCTCCCTGACCTTAGTTTCCTTTTCCATCGGCGGTCTCCTTCCGTTTAGTCCATTTCCTACGAATATAAACTAAATTATTCCCTTGTATTCCTAAAAACTGCCAACCCCTTTGTTTTGGTTTTGGAATGGGGAAACGTAAAATTTTAACAGGAAATCTATCTTTCATCTTTTTCCCCATCGCTATATCTCCTCTCTCTTTCTACTCTGGGCGGAGAGAATGGCTTGGGCGAGAAATTCTACTTCTCTCATCCCAATAAAATACAAAGCAGGACTTTTATTAAACTCTCCCCTTGTTTTTGCATTTTGAATAGCAATTATTAAAGATAATTTAATCTCCTCTTCCGTCAACCTCTCCGCTTCCTCAATTCGTTTTAGCTTGGCGAGGGCGTGGCTTATATTTATATCAAACATTTCCTTTTCGTTCTGATTTCTAAAATTTGCTAAACACAAATTCTTCAACACATCCCTACGTGTCATCTCTTCACCTCCACCAGTTTGTAGAGAAAATGTATCCTTTATATGGCAAGACACTCATATTGCGAAAACTAACCCCAGGTGATGGAATAAACCTTTTTATTTTTATTCCAACACCGGGTTTTCTTTTTCTTAAGAAGGGGCTATTAACTAAGACTCGTGATTCCGTGACGTTGTTTTTTGAGTAGCCACCCTTAGTAGTCATAGCCCCTCATCTAGGCTCTCCTTCTGGTAATAATTTTAATAAACACTTAGGATGCCAACTTTGATACCCCATTGCCATATCTATACAATACCATTTTCCGGCTTTGGCTCGACAGAAATCAATCGACCAATACCCATCAAATTTCGTTGCTATTTTACAAGCATAATCATTTAAAAGTTTCTTTTCTTCTTCTATCTCCTTATTAATTTCGTCTAATTTTTTATGATATTTTTCTTCTTCTATACTTTCACTTGTCCAATATGGATGATGACAAATAAGTTTATTCTTATAAATAAAATATCTCCTCTCTGGATTGATAGGTAAGTCACCCCCAAAGAATCTAAAGGCTGTGTCCATCTCAATATATTCCCGAACGGCATAAGAAGTTACAGGAACGCCACCAAAAACATCAAGACATTCACATTCATTAGCTATCCTTTGGATATGTTCTTCCAAAACATCCAAACTTGGCACAAAACAGGTGTCCTTCCAATCGTGTTTTATACTACTATGACTTCCCCTTAAAAAAATTGGAAAAACAAAATCTTGAGCTGCCTGAACAATCTCCTTAATATACTTCTTGGGAATATATAAAAATTCCCCTGATTTATGCCATTTTCTTTTAACCGGAACAATAACTGTTTTCGGCGTTGGAATAAGACCTTGAATTTTAGGATACCAATATTCAATGGCATTTTTATCAATTCCCTTTTTCATCATTCCCCCTTCCCCAGCAGGTGGGTTCTAAAATCATTCATAGCTTGCTCAATATAATAATCGGTCTTATCCATAGTTCCCATAACGCCATTGTGATATAGAGCGATTAAAATTTCCCTTAACCCCTCAATCCTTCCGGCGAGGGCAGACACAGCATAATCTACCCCCTCATTAAACCCCACAGTTTTATGATAATCACTTTCAGATATATGTTTGGTTTTGTTATGGCAAATAATCTTTCTTTTAGGAAGCTCTCTTTTACTGATTACCCCCTCAAGAGCAATGACGGTCTCAATAATTTTCATAATCTTTCCTTGCTGGTCTTGAGGAATAAATCCATACAATTGATAATGCTTAACTATTTCCTTTAGGTTATCTTCTCTGGTTATCATTTCGGCTCCTTTGGTAGACTAACTCCAATCAATAAGACAAACATCTGGTAACTTTGAAACCGCAATCCCTTCGGTTTTCTCTTGCAAAATACTAAATAGCGTATCCTCATCAACTATTCTTATCGTTGGTTCGCCATCACCTTGCTTGTTTTTATAATCCTCAATTAAATATCTCATCTCAAATCACCCCTTCCTTATTTAATCTTAATTCAAGTCCTCATCACTGAGTAAATCAAAATCTCCAGTATAAAAATCTTTGTCGCATTTATCACAATGAAATGTTACTTGCTCAAAACAAGATATATCAACCTCTGGATTTTCTCCACCTGTAAAATCGCCGAGATAAAATCCCATCAGTTCATTGCATTCAGGACAGCTGGCAGTCAACTTAATTTTAAACATTTTTACCTCCTTCTATCTGGTCTTGAGGAATAAACTTGTATAAACGATAATGCTTAACTATTTCCTTTAGGTTATCTTCTCTGGTTATCATTTCGGCTCCTTTCACATTACCAGCCATTTCTCAAACCCCCACTTTGGGCGGGGGATGTCGCCGCTCTATATTTTCTCATTTTGTAACCTCTATTTCCTTAATAGCTCCCCAATTTAGTACAGCCATCCTCTCAGAGTCTTTCCAGATCGTAAGCACATTAAAGCTAACACCATAACTAGTAGCTCCTCTGTACTCCTTTATAGTACCATCTAGGAAACTCACCATAACCGAAAAAAATAAAATTAAAAAGTATTTTCTCATTTTTTCTCCAATCTTTTAAGAAGTTCTGCAGCTAAGTCTTCTCTAAAGCCCTCTTTACTGCTAGACTTTGAGCTCTGCTCTGTATCAAATATTATTCTTTTTAATTCATCTTTATCTGGTACGGATATTAAAGTCTTCGAATTATCTTTATCTCCATAAAATTCTTTAAGTACTGCGCTAATAATCCATCCAATAACTCCAGCCCAAGATATGCAAAATCCCATCCCATAGGTCATTAAAATTTCACTAAGAAGGCTGTTCTCGTCTAAATCAACCAAAGCCATAGTAAATCCCAAAGATATAAAACCACCAACTAAGTATAAAAATAAATAAGACATTAAATCTCCTCCTTATAAACTGGCCAATAATCTCTTAAACTTCCATCACATCTTTCGCTATGAACCTTTCCATCCCACCCAAAAACAAGTCTTGTCCCATTACAAGGATAATTATATCCTACACTCTCTAATTGTACTTCAGATATTCGATGGCCACAAATTTTACATTTATAATAATCTATATTTAAAATTGTCTTCTTCTCTTTACCCATATTTCTTTCCCTTAAAATTAATTTTCTTTCCGCACTTTGGGCAATACTCAAATCGGATATGCAAACGATTATACTCATCGTTAGTTAGTTCTCCTACCCCATGCTTTATTACTCGAAAGGTGCCCATAAAAGGATTATATAATTCAGAAATACCAACCCAATGCCTGCACTTCTTTGTCTTCACTTAACTCTTCCTGTTCTCTTCTTAGAAGCCCTAGCACACCAAGCCTTAAACATATGCCTCTTCACATCTGAATCAACCCAATTATATTTACTTCGTAACCAAGCATAAAAGTCTTTCGTTTCCTTCCCAATATTCATAGTCATCTATCTCCTTTATACTATTTAACGTCTTTCCTCTCTTATCTATCATTCAACTTCATTTCATATTTGATTTTTCATTCCCACTCTCCCTTTCCTTTTTCAATATCTCATAAATAGCCCGTGTTTGTCTCTCAAACTTGTCCACATGAGCATCAAATGCTATAGCACAACGTTGCAAAAGATAGTTTGATATGCCAATGGGCTTTGGCACACATCCCACAAAATATAAACAAATTATTAAAGCCTGGATTTTAAGAGGCAAATTAGTTATATATCGAACTATTTTTAAATACCGAACAGTACCGACAATAATATCTTTTGTTATATTACCTAAATTAAACACAATAAAGACCTATATCTTTTCCATAAACCAAACGCCTTTAAAGGTATTTCAAAAGTCTTCATTTCAATTCCTTCCTAATAAACTTTGAAAGCTTACTCAATGCCAATTTTAATCGCCAACGAATCTTCATCTTCGTTAATCCTAAACTGTTCTGAATCTCGTTATACGAATATCCTCCTAAAAATCTGAGTTGTACTACCCCTTTCTCTTCCTCAGTTAAACCAGAAAGTTTCAAGATATCTTCTAAATCAATATTTGATACGTGCTGATCTAAATCCCAACGCGATGTTTTACCCTCCGTCTGAGGCAGTAATTCCTCTTTATATTTATACCTATAAATGCGTCTAACCTCAGCTTTTATATAAGCCTGTATTCTAGCAGGAATAGTCTCTGGATCGTCTGATGCCCTTACAGTCTTAAAGGCTTTAGACGTAGCAATTATTGCAATATGATACAAATCTTGCATTTCTTCATATTGTAAAACACTATATTTAAACTTTAACTTATGCGCAACATAAATTAAATACATATCAAACTTGGCTAACAAGGATAAAAATAGCTCGTTGTCTTTTGTTTTATTATACTCTAAAATCATCTTTAAAGCGTCACGCAAGGAAAAATTAAAAAGATGTCTCAAGGACTCTCCAAATTTGATCTACTGCAATTTATTAAACAGTTTCTTTAAAATGTCTATCTTATTCCCATGTTTTACACCAATAATTTCTTTACCACCGGCATCCTTAAATACTAACGGATTTACTTTAGATGAAAGACTATCAGAAGCCGTTAACTTTTTTATAGCACGAATCATGCTTTCAGTATCCATAAAGGCATTACTGTTCTTCAAGCAACTTTCAATAGATCCAGCTACTGCATCAGCCACATCTTTACTGCCAGCTAAAACAATTTCCTTAATATCACCACTATCTAATATTTCAATATCCACAACCTCTTCAGGATGATCCACAAAGTTTTTTACTGGATCATACTCTAAATTTTTTATTTCAAAAAATAACATATTATGAACGTGACAAATCCATCTCTTATCATATATAATATCCTTAAAATCATTATAGGCATCAGGACTTTTATCAACACTTAAAGACTCAGCCTTTACTCCAGCCTTAATTAAAACTTGAAACATATTCTCAGACATCAAGCGTAAATCACAAGTAAAGAAAATATTATAACCAAGCCCTTTTAAATCCAATACCAATTTATTTATCTGATTAAGAGGAATACGATCTCCCTCCTTAGCTACTAAACGCATAATAAAATCAGTCTCTATTACAGGTAAACGCTGAATGGCAAAAGTTCCATCTTCTTTCTCTACATTAACATCTTCCCAACCCTTAATTCCAGACATAGCTAAACCTAAAGCATCCCCCGTAACTGCTATATCACAATGTAAAAATCTGGGTACGCTTTTAGGCATCCGAAACTTCTTAACATCCAAATACATTAATAAAAATCCAGGGTCTCTTAATCCAATCGAAATAGTTGGAATCGATACGGGGTCTTCTTTCGTCTCATCAAAACATTCCTTAATAAATCTTTCAGATGCTATAAGCTTTCTTTTCCTTACACCCGCAACTGTCACCCCAGCTAAGTCCCGTAATGCTCCAACAAGATCCCTCTCAAATTCATCTCTAAACTCTGCAGGCACAGAAATAATTTTAAATCCAGACTTCTGTGCTTCTACAATACTCTCAGAATTTAAAATTTTTGGCATAGTAAAACCATCCCCAACCGCAACCGAAAACGTGACTCCAGAATAATATCTTTTTGGCTTTGCCTCCCATAAAGGTATATCGTATACTAACACCTTCCCAGAGGATTGCATCTTCGTAATAAATGTATCCATAAAAGATAGCTCATCTTGCTTAGAAGCCGCCAAAAACATTCTACCTAAACTATAACCATTTATAACAAATCTTGATTCGAATCTTCTAACTGTAGCTTCGTAAGCTTTTAAAACTCTAGCCTTCTGTTTAATAGAATCGGTAGGAGAATCTAACTCATCTAATAACGCAGCAATAACATCCTCTCCAATAACACCAAAACCACGAGCGTAAGGAGAAGCCAACACATAATCAAAAAGAGGCATCCATAATTGCTGGTCAGTTTTGCCTTTCAAATATGCGCCACGGGAATTTAAAAACCAGGGGGATTTTGTTATCAACGACTGTAGTTTGCTAAATCCTCGAGAGTCTCCTAAAGTCTTCGTTAAATTAAAGAAACAAACCGTCATCTTACCAGAATCTGCCAAACCAAAATAAGACCAAGGATTTTTTAAGCAACTTATATGGTACTTAATATATGCAATTCCTATATCAGCAACAGTTGTTTTTCCCGTACCTATAGCTCCAGTCAAAACAACTAAAAATTTATTATCATTTTCAAAAATCTCTTTTAAAGCATGTTTCCAAACATCATATATAGCCTTACCATTCTCAGTAGCCTTTCCTAAAAAATAATCATCCTTAATAAAAGTTAAAACATCTACAGGTTTTTCTCTATAATCTAAAGAAATCAATTCATCAAGATATGATTTAACAACATTCAAATCACGATACTTCCCCTTCTTCGGCTCCTTCTGCATCTGCAAGCTCCTTCTGAATCGCCTTAGTAAGTTGCTCTCTCTCAATTGGGTCCAATAGCTGAGCCTGGCTCATTTTGGATTTACTACCGATAACAAGAAAATTCTGTTTCAGCACCGGAGCAGGTTGTGGAGCTTCTTTTTTTGTATACCCCATTTTCTCTGCAAAATTAATTAATGCTGTATCTTCCTCTCGTAATTCCCCAATAATATTCTGCTTTAGCTCATATATTTCAGCTTTATCCAAGACATTTGTCGTTGCCTCCTTACCACACTTAATACAAATATAACAAATCTTTCTTCGTTTTTGTTTAGCTTCCACAGTTGAGTTACAACATAAGATAATCTTACCTGCTCTCTCTGGTCTAAAGTGCTTAACATATGCATCAAATGTCTTACTCTAGACTCGTAGCCCATAAGAATACACTGCATCAAATCATTTGCCATTAAAAAGTCTACATCTCTACGCTCTCTTCCTTTAATCTTTTCAGCCACCCGTCTCACATAGCCAGCGTCTACTCCCAACTCTTCTACCACAGCAAGAATGTTTCCACGGTGTTTAAGATAAGAAATCTTTATTCTTTCATGTAACTTAAACTTTTCTATATTCACGTAGCTCTCCTACCAAATCTTTTCAAAATTCTTCCCGTCTTCAAAAACTTCATCAACAAAGGCAATAAAGATTTTCTAGCCTTCCCCTCATCCTTCTCACCTTGATAGTAAAGCTCAAACCCTAAACGTATAGGACAATCTCTCCAATAACATTTACAATAATTCTTTTTCTGTTTCTTCATTATGGCTCCCCTCTACTTTTCCTCGTCTGCTCAAGATAATCAATAATTAAATTAACTGCTTTAACAAGATCAATAATATCAAGTTCTGCCTTCTTCAAGGTATAATTAGCAATAGGCGCATTCTCCTCCGAAAACCGTGAAGGCAACTTGGGGTTGGCCTGTCGCCTCCGTAGTGGCTGCACAAATATATCTACAATTTTCTTACGCAACTTAGTCGTTGATAGCATCTTCAATCACCTGAAACCCTATAACTTCATCATCAGTTGCCGAATGCGCTAAAACTACGTGCTTCTGATACAGTAACTCAATCTTTTGATTAGCACGACAGGTTTCCAATAGTCTTTCTTTTAACTCAGCGCTAGTATTTAAAATAGCATATTGTTCTGGTTCGCTTTGCATAGACGAATATGTTCCAGTTTCAACTCTAAACCACACAGTATCCCAACCAAAGACAACCGAGGTGTCCTCCACGGTTGTTACATAGCCAACAGTACTACCCTGTCCGTGTGTCCAACAACCCGACAACAAAGGTAATATTAATAAAATAAGTAAAAACTTCTTCATATTAATCCTCCTTCCAAATCTTTCCATTCCATAGTTTATTATAATTCTTATGCATTACAAACATAAGCCAAAGTTTTTCCATTGATAATGGCCCTAAACTTTCAATCATTATTCCAACCAATTTTTCCTCAATTCCATCCCAATAATTATACTCAGAACACCAATCAGAGAAATCTTGAACTAACTGACTTAGAAAGGAATAACTTATCATTTCTTGCAATTGATCTTGACGAGGGAGCCAAAAAATTTCACTATATATTAAATCACCACAATTAAGCTTATAATTTATTATGCCATCATTATCTGTAATTCCAATATAATCTTCACCAGACTGACAATTCATAGTCTCCCGCCAACTGTACCCCCGCTTCTTAAATTCATCTTCAAACTGCTTATAAAAAGAACTATTTAAACAATGATGATACTTTCCAACATAAAAGTCCCCAGCCTCCGAAGCTTTCCAGCTATCTTCACCCTTGAAAATAATCCATGTATCCTGAATTTCTTTAGCCGCCTTACATAATAAAATATAGTTTTTAGAAATATCCATATCTCTAATCCAAAAGATTAACCAACCCAAAAACTAAAATACCTGAAGCTATAATTCCTATTCCAATTAACCAACAAAACTTAGAAAGAACTAATAATACAAAGTCGTGTACAAGAATTCCATCTGATGCGGACATTGATTTAATAAACCAAATAATTAAAATAATATTAGAAGCCACCCCAATCCAAACCATTAAAAAGCCAATAATCTTCTTAAATATCTTTCCCCTTATCATAATTGTATCCCCCTACTTATCTATTGCTAATCCTAAAAGCTTTCTACGATAATACTCTGCAATTAATAAAGCGTCGCTTCTACCTTCTATCATAACCGTCTTTCCTTCACGATTTGTTCTAGATAACTCTACTCCAGGAAATAATCTTAAAGCGGTCTGGTATGCCAAAAGCTTACTCTCCCCAACCTTTCCTTTAAAAAACTCTCTTTGCCACGTTCGGGGTGCAACTACATCATAAGGACATTCCAACATTTCAACCATTCCAATAATCAACATATATCCAGCTCCTAAAGACCAAGAAGCAATAGACGAACCCCCTAAAATTTTAGGCATTGGAAATGTCTCTTCAATGACAATAGTAATCTTCTTAGCCTCGGTCACAAAAGAGCCTGTACCTGTTTGCATTGTAACTGGACTAGACAACTTAGAAATTAAATCCTTTAAAATTTTGACTAAATGCTTAAAATCATACTTTATTTTTCCAAAAGCTGTTATTATTGGCATATTTATTAAATCTACAACCGAACCCTCCTTATCAATAGTGGCCATTGCGCCCCTTAATCCTGTATCAACTCCAATTATATAAGACATTTACTCCTCCAAAATTCCTTTTACATCCTTCTCTCCCATATATGCTACATCATAATATAAACCAAAAGTGTTTCTTAAAGAAACCTTCCAAGGTACGTCTTTATCATAACAAACCCTATCTCCAACCTTCAATTCCATAGAAATAAATCGACGTTTACTTTGATCATAATACCCACGACCGGCGGCCAAAATCGTTCCAAACCCAAAAGTTTCTTCTCTAAAGGCTTCTGGAATAAATATTCCACCAGAGGATTTTTCTGGAACCGGATCAGGCCAAATAAAAACACGATCTAATGTGGGTTTATATGGAAAATACATACCTCCACATAAGTCACAATAAAAAGGAATTTTAAACGTTGATACCAAAAGACTCTCCTTATTATCTATAGGACGATACACAATATCAGGACTAATGGTTTCAGCATTCTCTACACTCTTATTAACCGGCTTCTTGCATCTTGGGCATAAATCCACAATAGGATTTTCCATAATCATTTCTCCATATTCTTATCTTCTAAACTCTCACGACAAAAGGTTGCAATAAATACGTCATTAGGAAATCGACCTTTTAATACCTGTACTATTTCATTAAAGGCTACCGAAACTAACTCTAAGGCTTTTTCCCTTCCGTGTCCCTTTCCTTTGGGAAATAGTCGATTTAAGTGACTACCCAATATCTGCATTAAAGAACTCTTAAGCTCAGTCCCAACACCCAAAGGTATAGGACTTGCCAAAAATAAATATTCAACTTCAAATATCGGTTGATTTTCAACATCTACTCTAGCCCTTCCAAAAAAAGATAATTTAAAAAGATCATCAAAGTTTTCTCCTTCACAATCCTTGAGTATCTCCTTAACATTCTTATCAACCACCCTAAGAGTCACAGTTAAATCATCATTAACTTTAGCAAAACCGATCAGGGCCTTGGGAAGTCCAGACTCTCCTAAAGTCGCTTGATCATATACTGGAAGTAATTTTCCTTTCAACTGATCCATAACATTCTTTACCCTTAAAATATGATTCGTGCTTTTCAAAACCTTTGGATCCAAAAAAGGATATTTTGACTTAACCTCCAATCCTTTAGCCTGTTCAAAGAGTTCCTTTGTCACTTCCATCATCTACCTCCTTTTCTTTTTTATATCTTCAAAATCTCGATTAATAAACTGAGTAACCACCTTCTTTATTTGCTTTTTAATAAACTTTAATTCCGTGAGATTTCGAGCAAAGTAAGAACAAGTTGTTTGCTTATCACTATATAAATAACAACTCCAACTTAAACCATACAAATTACCATTAATATAACTATAAGGTAAACCTAAAGACTCCAAATCTGCGTCACAATACTTTTCACAAGGTTCTTCCGCCCGTAAAGTTATTGCATGCAAAACAGCATTATCAGAGGCCGTAAATACTTCAATCTCATAAACAACACCTTTAAAAATTGTTGATATTACAAACTTCTTTTTCTGTATTGGATTTTTCATTAACCTCTCCAGTATCTAAATAACTAATTCCGTTTTCCTTTCTAACCTTCCAAATACTATTACAATAGCTTTCCAAATCCTTAAAATGAGAAATCACCAAAACCGCTTTAGTCATTCCCTCTTCATATAAAACGTTTCCAATCGACTCTTCACCGGCCTTATCTAAAAATGCAAATAACTCATCAAAAATTACCATACCTAAAAGTCCATTAGCAATATCATTTCTCTTTGCAATCCATGTATTCAAAGACAGACATACAGCAAAATCAACCCGCCGCTTCTCGCCACCAGACAGACTCTCATACCCAACCACATCACTTCCTATATAAATATCCATGCCTATTTTATTCCTTTCATCCCCGGACTTCAATTGCATAGTTGGACGTATAACAATATTCATTAAACCATTAGATACTGAAGCTAAGTATGGATTTACTATCTGATTAAACTCATTACAAAATCCATCCAATAATAAAGCACGAATACCTTTAGACGAAAAAGCAAACTTCCAAAAGTCCAACATTTTAATCTCTTCATTAATCTTAGTCGTCTTCTTTGGGAGTTCACCCAACTCCAAATTCTTTTGCTCTAACTCTTCGTCTATTGCGTCCTTTCTTTTCCTATACTCGTTTAATTGTTCTAAAGTATTATCTAGACTCAACTTATGATAGCGTAAGGATACCTGATAAGCTGAAATTCTTTCTAACAATTGAGTCTTTTTTATTGAGACTTCTTGGAGTTTTTCCTTTTCTTTTTCTTTTTCTTCGCAAAGAGCAACTTGGTGTTGTTTTACTTCCAAAACTTTTCTATTAAGTTCCTCCTCCATCGTCCTTATATCTTGCAGAGTCTTACCATTTTTCTCAGATGCTAAATGCGTTGATTCTAATAATAAAATTACCTTTTTAATCTTTTCCTCTATCCTCCCAATCTGTTCATAATAGTCTTCAACAAAACTACTCACGTTAGATTTTTCAATCTTTGCGCCACATTTATCACATATAGCACCAATTTCCAGCTTTTCCGCGGAGCTTATTAGAGCCCTAACCCTATCAATTTCTTGCTCAGCATACTTAATATCGAACTCATATCCAGTAGCATCTTTAATTATCTTATTTTTTTCTGTTTGGCAATCTTCAAGCCTCTTTCGGTACTTCTTCAAACTCTGAGTTAAAGACTCCTCAGCATCTTTCATGCTCTTCAAATCGGCATCAATCTCACTAAAATCTTGGGCTGTGGTAGAAGGTAATAAAAGTATTTGTTCATTATAATTCTTTAAACCAATCTCTAACTCGTATATGGTATCCTTAATTCTTTTAATCTGCTCATTACAAATATTAAGATTCTGCTCCTGGTCTTTTACCCTGCATAACACCCCTTGAATATCCATTAATAAAAGCTTTTCCACCTGTTGCAGCTCATCTAAATTAATATTCAAACCTTTTATTCGGTCAAAAATGCTTTCATATAACTCATCATAAATTTCAAATCCCAAAAGACGCGTTATCATTGCGGTGCGATCAGCGTCACCCATAGCTGTAAGCATCTTCAATGCTTCCTGACTAAAATAACAAGATGATAAAAACACATCTCTATCAAAGCCAAGGATTTGTTGTTCCAAGGCCGTCTGCTTATCCACCTCTCTCATACCTTCAAATAAATCTACAGGGTTCTCATCTTCAGATAAATTATACCTAATAACCTCCAAGCCCGTAACCCTTGAACGTGTAATCTTATAAGCACACGAAGATTCTGTATCATTAACTAACGTTATAGATACCTGACAATCTTTTTCTCCGCGTCTAATTACGTCCTTACCTGTGAGACCAGTCGTTGTGGAACCAAATAAACACCAATAAATAGCCTCCCCAAATAGAGAAGACTTACCTGAACCATTAGAATTAAACTCTCCAAGGCTATTTCCCTCAATTAAAACAAAACCGTTTGTTAACTCATAAGAGGCCTCGCCAACAGATTTAAAATTTTTAACGTGTACAAACTTTAACTTTCCTTTAAATATTGTTTGAAAAGATATAACCTTCTCTGTTATCAAATCTTTAATAGATTCCAAATATGTTTGATCGACACCCTTCAAACTCATCCATTGCAATAATATCTCACTAAAACTTTGAGCCTTAATCCTTTCCTCAAAGAACTCAGGTACTATACTACTAATCACATTATCCATCTCCACTCTTTTATTCACACCTAAAATACGATAATAATTCTTTGTATCGACCTTTATGGCCAACCAGTCAATATCGTCTTTACCCTCCTCATTAATCGTTTTAAACTCCGGATAATCCAATTTTATAAATTGAGGAATACCGCCATCATAAATATAAACTCCTCTATCACCCTCATCACCAAAAGTTAAATGCATCGGCGACCCTACCACTATACAATTTGGTGCTAGTTCTTGTCGCTGATGGATATGCCCAAACCACACCGACTTATTCTTCTCAATTAATCTACGCCAATATACGCCTTCAGAAAACTCATGTTGCCCAACTCTAGCACCAATAGGAGTCTTATGCAAAACTAAGATATCAAAGCCAACAAGCTCTTCATAATTTACTGGCTCGTTATAGCTAATTAATCTTACTTTATCATTAAAAATATTAGAGTCTTTTTTAAATATCCAACCAGCGTCCTGAAACCATTTCGGATTCACTCTGTCAATTAAATCATGGTTTCCAGAACAAATATTATATTGAACATTAATACTATGTAATCTCCAAAAAAACTGATAGGCTATATTTAAACATTCCACAGGCACAGTACCAACAGGATGAAATAAATCTGCCAAAAATAAAACTCTAGTCACTTGATGATCTTTACAAAGCTGAATAATCTGGTCTAAAACGGACAACTGTTCTTTAAGCCGACGAGACATCCCGGTTGCCGTATCTAAACCAAAAGACTTCCACGTGTTTAAATGTAAATCAGAAAATAATAAATATTTATCTTTTAACATCCAGACCTCTTATTCTCTACCTCAGACTTCTCATATAAAAAATAATCTAAATTCAAACCACTATTTGTCCCAGAAGAATAGATCTCCAAAATCTTTACAACAGGCTCTGGATAGGCTAAATTCAAAATAAAAGCCTTAACCTCATAAATATTCTCTGACTCAGAAAGAATATTAATAATCCGTAGCTTTTTCTTTACATACTTCAAAGCCCTTTTTCCATGAACTAAAACATCAAAAGAGTCAACAGGCTTGCCTTCTAAATCAGAAACAATTTCAGAAGTGTTCTCAGTAATATAAGCCAAAGCTAAATAAATAGAATCATTAAATTCTTCAAAAAGCCTTTTTATTGTTCCATCCTTAAATCCTTCCCAAGTCCCAGGAACGCTTACAACATATCTATTTCCAAAATGAGCAATCCAATCCCTCTCAAATAACTCTTGAACCCAACCTGGGATAGTAGGCTTTTCTTGGGCTTTTACTACAATCTCTACTCTTAGTTCTCCATCCATATCAATCCTTTCTCACCAAAGTTTTTCTACCAAAATATCCACCCTCCAAATGCATCTGCATTGGCTTATAACCACGACCCACCTTTGCACAAGGCCTCCAACCCTCCTCAGCCTTTATTGAAACTATATCTGCAGTAAAATCAAAATTTCCATTAAACATTGAAGAACCAACCCCATAAGCATCAACAGGTGCTCCAGCCTTTTCGAACTCTGTAATTTTCTCTGGAGAAAAACCCCCACTAACAATAATTTTTATATTATTAAACCCAGCCTCATCTAAAGCCCTTCTAACCTTTTTAACCAGCTGAACATTTACTCCACAAGGATTTTTTACGTCCGTACCCAGCTCTATAGATTTATCAACCATATTACCAGAAGTGTCTAATCGAACACCCCGTAACTTATACCTATTATTACCATTCGTCTCTTTATACTTTTCCCACATGGCCCAAGCAACCTTCAAGGATGTCTTAACACAATCATTATCAAAATCAACTAAGGCCACCCTATCTATAGTGGGGTCAATATACTCTGCAAATTTTAGGGTTGCTTTAACAGTATCACCACCATAAGCCGCAATTAATCCGTGAGGGATCGTACCAACCCCTTTCTCACCAAAAGTCGACGCTTGGGCATCAGTTGATACACCCCCACCTGTTCCCATTACGACCTTTCTTGCAACGTTGTAAGCGTAACCGTCTGCTACCTGATTCTCATAGCGATCGAACCGAGCGGGAAAAAATAATATAGGTTTCATCTCGCTCATATTATCCACGAGTGTTGCCATAAAACAACGATAAACATTTGTTGCTACCCTTGTCCCTCGAGCCAAGATGCCCAAATACTTGGTTTCTAAATGTGCAAAGGTCGAATAATCTCCTTCAATCAGCATTACAGTCTCAAAGGCCTCAACAATAGTTCCCTCTAAAAGGCTCTCTACTCTTAATGGGGGTTGTACATCAGATAGGAGATTGATTACCTCATTAATTCCACACAGGCACGCCTTATCATTTCGTTGAAAAATCTGCATTCTAACAATAGGACAGGATAAATCCTTTTCCAAGATTTCTTTTGTCCTATTGAAATACTGATCAGAATACCAATCCGGTCTTAAATTAAGCGCTAGATCCTTACCCACCATAGATTACTCCGTCCTTACTCAATTATGAAATTAGATACAAAATGTGCTCCAGCATTCTTCATCTCAACTATTGCTGCTTTAGCCGCTTTAGCCTCAACCCCGCGAATCATAGACTCAATTACCGAAACTTTATAACCATATTTAAGAAAGCCTAAAACCGCAGCCTTCACACAATACTCCGTCGCAACTCCAAATATATAAACGTCTGAAACATTAAATTGCTCATTTGCAAGTTTTAAAGCATCTATCAACAGAGGATTTGTAAAAACATCAAACGTTTGCTTTTCAAAAAATACTGGAAGCCAATCCGTTGTTAGCCCCAAAGGTCCCACAAGCTCCACGGGATTAGTACTGATAGACCTAAAGACAGAAATATTTTGATATATCTCATCAATAAGACTTACTCCCATCGTTCCGCGTATACAATGTGGTGGAAACCTTTTAAACTCTGGGTCATTATGCATATGATAATCCATTGAACCCCAAAGAGGTATTCCGTTCTCTCTAGCGTGCCGCACCAACATAGCAATACCGGTCTTTATCTTCCTTGCTCCAGGGACATAAAGGGAACCACTTGGATTCATAAAGTCATTTTGTACATCTACAGCAAAAAACATTTTCATACTAATTCCCCACTTTCCTTCTATATAAATTACCAGCGGCATAAGCCTTCTCTGTTTCCCAAACTTTTACTTCCAAACCAGTCCAATCAACATTCTGCACAGCAAACTCCATAGATAATTGATTTAAAAATTCTTCTACCAAATTTTCGGCGGTGGGTATCCCCTCAAAAACGTTATTGAGATTATGATGATCATATTTTCTAAGAATAGATTTTATTACTTCAAAATTAACAATCATACCGGTCTCATTGTTCACTTCTCCTTCAATATCAACTTCAATTTTAAAATTATGCCCATGCACATCCTCATAACATTTCCCAAAGGTGTTTTTATTCCACCTCCCATCTTTCTCTGGATTGTATAGCCTATGTGCAATAGCTATAGTATCTTCTAAATGTATTTTCATTCTCTACCTCCTGCTAATAACTTAGGATTCACATAAGATTTAAACTTCTTATCACACGTAGGAATTAATTCAATATCACTGTCTACTTCGTTTCCCCAAGCATCCCAACCTTCTATTTTTTGTCTTGCAAATAATTCTATTCTTGGTTCTAACCGCGTCATCTCTATAATTGTTCTAGCATAGTCAGGCTTTTGAGAATGTACTCTAGCCACATCCTTAAAATAATTAGGAATTTGTAAACCAAAAGCCTTAACCTCTCCTTTCACACCTAACCATAACTCTTCAATCACACCTCTAAACCAAAACCCCATTCCTAATCTACCCATCTTTCTCCAATATATTTTTGTTTTATACGTATAACCCCAAGCCTTCATAACCTCCATAGCCTCTTCTTGCATTGGGCATGTTACCCATAGAAATAACACAGAATTATTACTCATAATATTCTGAATTGGTAAAGACATAATCTGCTCAAGAGTCATTGTAGAATAACCTAACTCATATTTATGATTATAAGACCATGGGGGATCAGCATAAACCACTTTATATTTCTTATATTTATCGACACCATTCTCAGTAACCATCAATATCTTCTACCTCATACTCATTACCACAACGCAAACATTTATAATACGATTCACACTCAAAAATATCTACTAACTCTAATTCTCCAGTACAATCTGGGCAATATTTCATTCTACCTCCAAGTTTAAAACCAACCTCGGCGGGATTCGAACCCGCTACGATTTTTTAAGGATGTCTCGTAACATCTGCTGTCTAGGTCCACTCGAGATTTGCCAATTAAATCTAGTACATTCCTGACCCCAAAGCTGTAAGTCTTATAGCTGTAGATCGCGGCATTTCGTTTTGACATACGAAAGAGAAATGTATGCGCTCCATATTTAACATCCCAAATTTTCCACGGTGTTCCCAGCCACCACAAGGTTAGCAATAACAATAGAGTTTAGTTTATTTTTATTTGCTAATTGCCAATGGGTATCGCTAATCCAGCATAAACGCCATACATCCAAGCATCATTACTATCATCAAAATCTCTTGCACCAAAAACCCCACCGCTAGTATATTTCAATAACTGCCAATCAATTCCAAAATATTCCGCAACTTTCTTGGCATCTACAGATAGTCCCAACAAGGGTAAAGTCTCAGTACTATCACCAATCACGCCAGCCTCTAAACTTAAAACCTTATAAGATACTATTGGTATAGTACCCCCAGCGTAAGTTTTCTCACTGTTAAAGTCATAAAATATGGCAGCTTTAAGTTCAGTAAAGCCAGTTTCAAGTCGTATCTCTTCACAAAAACCCTTTCCAGAAAAGATACATAAGCCAATCACCATAACCAATATCGGTAAATAGACTTTTAACTTCATAACTAATCACCTCCTTCTTGGTATATTTTTAACTTTCCAATTATATTTTCGTAACAAAGCTAAACCGTCATTATTAACACTATAACCTTTCTCTAAAAGTTGAATTACAAGACTTAATTGCTTTCTACCTAAGATAATTAACTGAATTGCGTTTGAATATAAATTCTTCTTTGCTATATTTAACATCCATAAAATCGTAGTCTTCATATTAATTATCAAATTTCTCTAGGGGTCTCGGCATACCCCTATGTTGTATTTTTACCACCAAACGTTATGGTATACAATTTGCCCTTCCTCTATCATATCTTTCACGAGATTTGATATGAACCGGCCCTCTTTAATTATCTAAAAATAGTACAAACTAAAGTCCCATCCGTTGATTTCCCTCTACCAAGCTTTATCTACTTCTTCTTGACACTATGTACTACCGCAATGTGCCCATTGGGTAAAGATACTAAATAATGCAAATGCCTAAGCGCCTCTAAGCTATGAATGTCCTGTCCTTTTACCACACCAATTACTCCCTTGTAAAATCCCTCTTCCGTTATAATAACTTCATCATTGTATCTTATACTCTCTCTTGGAATAACAACAGACGACTTATCGTTTTTTCGTTCTAAGTCTGTTTTTATAGCGAGATCCCTGTAATTTCGCCCTGTTACTATAAGGTCAACCACGGTATTCGAAAATAATAAAGCTCGTATAGTATTCCAATCAAAATCAAACCCTTGTCCTTTATTATCTAACACGTTTACAATAAGCATATCCTGTGTTTTATTCACCACAACACATAAATGCCATAAGAAAGGTTTTCCAATTCCTTCGAGATAAATTTCTACTTCATCCCCAATTCTCATAACCTCAAGATACTCTTTAAGTTTCATTTCTTTGCTCCCTTTGTATCTCCCTTTTCAAACGCCTTTAAGATTGCATTAAAATTTTTACGAAGTTTCTTATCATCCATAATGCCCTGATATTCAAAGTGATGGGGCAATCTAATTTTCTTATGTGTTATATTCTCAACCACTTTAGCCAAACCATATAAGAGTTCATTCATAAACTTTGATGGTATCATGTCATAAGTCCCCTCTCTAACTACTTAAACTCAAAATGTCCTGGGTCAAAAGGTACTTTCCAACTACCCCCCCAAATATTTCCACGCCTAATCCACTCTTCTCCAAGGGCTTTATATGGGGCTTCATGGTATTCTAAAATTCTTTTTCCAGATACGTAATATAAATCAAAAGCCTTCCCAAGAGGGTGCTTTGCCTGTTTGCCCCTTACCGTAGTCCGCTTAGATCCTTCTTCAAATAATCCATCTTGCTTAGCGTTACTTCTTATAAAATCGCCAAGAACCAATTGCCACTTAGAATACTTTATTCGACTCCAAATAATCAACGACATAGCATCAAGTTGCCGCTCAATACCACTCAAAGTTAAAATTTTCTCTAATTCTTTTGGTAATATATATTTAAAAATCTTATCAATAAAAATTGCAAAAATTTTATCCACTTATCTCTATCCTCTCTATCTTATCTGAATCTGGATTAAAACTCATCAATATTTGTGACAAATCCAGTATCTTTCCAATCCTCATCGCAAAATCTTTCGCATTAGCACAAGTTATAACCTGATTCTTATATGTAAAGTAATATCCATTAGCCATATGATCTAAACAAGTTATAACTAAAAACTTTCTTCTTATATGTCTAATATGATAGTCTTTCTTCATAGCATATTCTAATAATGAAACATCAAGCAAGGCTCGTCTAAATTCTCCCTGTCGTGTATTATCTTTGTTCGTCTCTTCTGGGTCAAAAACAATATTGAGAGGCAAACATCGATTAGACATAAACCCATTACCATGCCGAGTCTGATAGGCCCTAGTTACTAAAAATAAATCCATATCCCCAGAACCTAATAATTCAATAGCATTTTTACAACCAGTATCGGACCGGGTCACATTAGGAAAAAATCCAAAATGTTGATCTAATAATAAACCCTGCGACCCTTCAAATATATAACTATCAAACTTAGGTAAACCTAATACCAACCTCACCCAATCCGCATTTTTTAATAGATCACAACAAGCCAAAAATTCTTTTCGTGTTTCCAGAGTAATAAAACAAGCGCTATCATAGTAATCATTAATAGCCTTCAACTTAACTGAAAAAATTTCTGGATAAAATAAATCCAAAACAGTTAAAGAATAAAAACCCTCTTCCCGTTCAATTGTCGTTCCAAAACCAACACCACAACTTCCATGTTCAAACTTCGATTCATTCCTACAATTCTGTAATTTATCGGCGGGGGTGGTTATTGGGCAACGCTCATCTAAATATAACGTGGGCTCAATACCTTTCTCTTTTAGTATTCGAAATTCCTTAATCAAACCAACAGGATCAACAGTACAATACTTCGACCAATACGTAGGTCTTCCTCTTAAAGTTCCTGACCCAAAATTGGCGAAAATATGCCTTAGATCTTTTATAACAACAGTATGTCCACACTGATGTCCACCACTAAATCGAACAACTAAAGGATTCAGATTTCTGGCGATAGGAACTGTATGAGCTAAATAATCTACTACCATTCCCTTACCTTCATCACCAAATCCAAGACCGATCACCATCGTATTAGAATGATATTGTGTCACAGCTTTTATACCTCTAAGAAATAACGCTTTGTTTTAGTTTTCTTATCAATTCCATATTCTACTAATATTTTCCAAGATGTAGATAAATGACTTATTATGGCTTTAGTGTATCTTTTACGAGCATTATTATGTAAAGTCACGTTACTCGTTCCTCGCACCCCATTAGTAGGTATATCATATTTAAACTGTACCGTCTTTAATACCTTATTTAAGTCTTCTTCGCTCGTTATGCCAATAATCATTTTTTTCTTCTTATGCAAAGAGTTTTCCATATCATCATTCTCCTTATATTATTGTAGAAGCTTCACTCTGGTTTCCTTCCATAATCAAGAAACCAAACTGTACATCGAATATTAGAGCGCGTCAGAGCAGCTTTATTTACAAAATAACTTCGGCTTCCGTCGGATTTTCAGGAGACAACCTGCTCTTAATTGTCTCAGTTATAATTCTCGACACATCATCATAATGCTGAGCAACTAATAAATTATCACCAAGCAACTGTCTCCAAGTATCAAAAACCACCGCTCTAGCTCCAGAACCGGTTTGCTGAATATTTATATGAAATACATTAAAAGTCTTCCGAGCAAGATCCAATAGTATACTGGCATTAACGGTTTCATGTAGCCCCACTCCCATAATCTTTTCAAGATTAGAGTTCGGAAGTTCTTTTAATGGAGGTTCATCTCCAATAGTAAACAAAAACCCCTTCTGATTCCTTTTCTCAAAGCAATCAAGAGCCGTATGCTTTGCTGCAAAATACCAAGCAAGTAGATAACTTTCGCCATAATTTCCACCACCCCCACCCTCTAAATAAACCTCAGTTAACCACTTATCCAACAACTCATCACTAGATTCAAACTGTGCAACCTGCAAAGGTGCTCTATCACATTCATGATCCCCTATACCCATAAACAAAATCTGTGGGTCTTTAATTCCAATCTTCATTATTCCTTCCATAATATTAGGTAATCCATCCTTAACTAAATGATGAGGTACTGAGCCCATCGAACCTGTAACATCCAAAGCAATAATTATCGCCAAACTGTTTGGGTGCTCTTTTGAATCTCTTGACTCTCTAATTTTTATGCCAAAAGGATTCATGCCATTATTAATACTTCTTTGAGCAAAAACCTCCGAAGTAGCTTTTGCATCATAGCCTAAGGTTTCTCGACGTGCCGAATGGCTCGTAACCGAATATATCCCATATCCCATTATTTACCCCCAAAAAGATAAGCGTATCTTTTCTTAGCAATTTCAAGTTTGATTTCACTGTTTCGTATCTGAATGCCTAATTCAAGGTCTTTATCTGTATATTGTCTAGAATCAAACTTATCAGCAACAATTAAACTTAGAGCATTATCAGGAGATAAATCTAACATATTTTCTTGCTGTCTCAACATTCTTTTAATACTAATTTCTAAATCTTCAATGGTTCTTTTATAGGTTATCTCAGCCTCCTCTCCAATTGCTTGCGCCCTATCCTCTCTAATTTGCTTATTGTTTCTCTTTAAAGAAGACAAAAAAGCACCAGTAATAGACTGTTCTTGTTCTGCTTCATGATCCGGACTTTCTTTCTTTTTTTCTTCCGCCATAACTGCCTCCTTTTTGTAATTGGTTTAAATGTTCTCATTAAAAGAGGGCTCTGAGGGATTCGAACCCTGTTCGACCTATGGCTTTTTATTTTGTTATTCCTATCCCATTATTTATGGTCTTGGATAGTCAATTACTGTTAAGAAAATAGGAGTTTATCCCTATTTTGAAACAGATATTAGCGCCAGCGTTCCCAGCTGCCACAGAGCCCCTTCATTTCAACTTATTATAAGCCCGTCTCAAGCCGCAGTTATATAACCATCCCAATATCCCTACCAAAGATTTCTTTTTCATAGTTACTAATCAGTTATAACAATCTCCTCTGGTTCTGCTGTACCCGAATGCTTTGGTGCAAAGCATATGGGACAACGAGAATCTTTATCATATTGAATAATACTATCACCAACTTCCAATAATCGATAACGACCCGAACCCAAAGTTTTATTTGCTTCCAGAGTTAAATCAGCCACTACATCAAACCAATCAAGCTCTTTTAAATCTATTCTTTCTGCCCAAGATTTCCAAAACTTTTTCAAAAGACTTTCCGAATACTTCGAACCAAGAGCCATAGCAATCTCTCTGACTGCATTTACTCTTTTTCCAACTTTACCTTGAAGCCAAGTTATCATTCCCAAACCAGACTCTAACAATTTTTGATCTCGTAAAAAATCAAAATTGTCACTATCCCAAAGTCTTAATGGTTGAATCAAACCATTTGTACATTTTAAACGATTAATTCCCACAGCAAATTTTACTTTATCTCCTAAAGAAATAAATAATCCAGGATCAATAAAGTCCCCAACTTTAACCTCCTTCCTTAAAGATTCCACCAAAAGTTGAAGCTCCAAATGCCAATTATCACTACCAATAACCACAGACTTAAATAATGAACTTGCTTCAGAAAGCCTTGCTTCCTTAACAACTCTTTCCAACGATACTGGGGCCTTCTCAGGGTCCAAATAAATTCTACTCCTTAACGTTAGCCATTCCCCAGAAGTACTTTCGTCCTTAATTGCATCAAAAGTCATGACAGAACCTTCTTTATGAGCATAGTACTTTCTAAGCGCGCATTGTAAATCTTTTACCTCATTCGTTTCCAAAAGCATCCGACCATAGTCGCCTAAAGGGCCTATCATCTTTCTGGTGTCAAATATAAAATTAATATCATCTACCTCTCTAGAACTTTTAAAATCTTCAGAAATATGTAAATCCTCAATAAGATCTACCATCTCAATTACATGAGATCGAACATTTTTCTCTAAACTTTTTCCTTCCAGTCTTAACCACTTAACCATCTTTTCCTCCCTTCAGTTTATTTTTCCCACGGAAATTGCACCCAACAATTTTGTGGAACGACTAAAAATGAACCTCTCTCCAATATATAGTTATCCAAGATACCAGATAAACCTCCAACTTTAATAATAGGAGCCCAGATATTAATTCGACTAGTGCCTCCTGCCTGCAATATTCTAATTACTGTTTCCATAGTACTTCTGGTATCGATAATATCATCAACCACTAAAATCTCCTTACCCTTAAAATCAACAAAACTTAGATCCATTGGATCAACTTTCAAAGCCTTCTTCTTCTTCTGCTCGGCATAACTATTAACCCTACACCAACATATAGGTAACTTTAAAATATTTGCAACAACTAAAGCCGAAAGAGCTCCTCCATTTAAAACTCCTACAACTTGGCTCCAATTACCAGAATGAAGACCTTGTGCCATTCTTTCTATATCTTTACAAAATTCCCATCCTAATACTAACCTCTCCTTCATACCTTTCTCTCCTTATCACCAAAAATTTCCATATGCAACCTTGGTGAATATCTTACCTTTGACTTTAAACAATATTCCCAAACTTTCTGCCTTATAGATAGGTCTCGCTGGAAGTCTCCTGTCGTTAAGGGCATTACCATAGTAGCATAAGATAACAAGTCTACACCTACATTCTCCAAGTCACTTACCACTTTTATATCCATTCTAGGGTCTTTGCCCAAATGTGCTAAATATTGTGCCACTCCCACCTCTTTTGGCGAAAAACAAATATATCTAAACATTGTAAATAAATACTGAATTGGGATTTTTCCAGAGGCCACCAAGTCGCCATTTGACTCTAAATGCCACATCTGCTTATAGTGCCTTTTTCTTTGCCATAACTCTACCAGAAATTTAAACTGCAATAAAGGTTCTCCTCCAGTAAATAAAACATATTGACCAGCATAATCTTCAATATCTTCTAAAAGAGCATCTAAAAAAATCTCCTCATAATCTTTATGATAAGCCGTATCACAAAAGTCACAATTCCTTGTACAACCAGATAATCTAACAATCAATACAGGACAACCAGCCCAAGGCCCCTCACCTTGCAAAGCCTGATATACCTCTACAATCTTTATCTTCGTATCCATTTTCATAATCCTTCCTTATCTATAGAAGCATCCAAGGACTCTAAAAAGAGATGTTTACAACGTTCCTTCATCTCAACTCTATCTAAAGGTTGCTCAAAATAACGTATCAAAATCGTGCAAGATATCACAGCCCATCGCACAACATCCTCAAGCATCTTCACCAAAGCTTTAGAAACATCAAATCTATGCTGATAGCAAACTAAATAGGCGTGGGCCTTGATTACAACCTCAGATAAAACTATATACAAATTATCTATCGTAACTGAAGCCTTAATTACGAATTTATCTGAAGCTCCAAAATTAGGCTTACTTGGCAATTTAAAATTCATAGCATGCATCTCTCACCTAAAACCCCTATAAAGCTATTCAGAAAGGCCTTCGGGGTCTTCCGCTAATAAAGTGTCTCCATCCACCTCAAAAGGGTGTATTTTTCCCTCATCAATTAACTTTAAAATCTCCTCATATCTACTTTTAACTTCTTCTTTCTTCATCTTATCAGGAAATCCTGCAACCTGATAGTGCCCCCCAGATCCTCCACGTATAAAGCCCTCTATCTTCAAGGTATCAAAGAGATAACTATAAAGATTAATACCACTCTTAAATAATATAACTAACAATGTAGTCTTAAATGGTTCAATTATTCTATTCTTAGTCACAGAAATTTTACTGCGTACCCCAACAATCTTTTTGTTAGGGTCATAAAACTTAGCCCGTAACTCAATTAGCAATCGAACATAGGAATGAAACTTTAAGCCGCCCCCACCCGAAGATAGCTTCATGGGGAATCTTTCCCCAATAACATCATACGAATGATTATTAATTACATATAGACAATTAGCCTTCTTCACATACTTCTGAATCAATCTCATAGCTTTCCTAATCTGCTTAGCTTTCGACAAATCAACCTTATCCATTCCCGCCTCAAGCTCATGACGCGTTGATAAAGCCCCAATACTATCTAAGGCTATAATCATAGGCACTTGAGAACCAGAAGCTATCTTCTCTTCCAGAATTTTTTGAACCCTTTCAAAATGCTGCTCAACAGAATCAGAGGGCTCATCAGGTACCCAAATCCTCTTCAAATCCACCCCAACCGACTCCGCAAATCTTGGTAATAAAGAAAATTCCGGGTCATCATACCATACTAAACCCTTTAATCGCTGGATCTCTGCAAATAAATGATACAGAAGTAAAGACTTCCCAGCTATCGGATCACCATAAATTTCAATTATTTTCCCTAAAGGTAATCCCCCAAAGAACTTCCCAGAGATTATGTAATTCAGCGTATAGCAATGCGTACTAATAAACTCCAAAGGGCTTATATCGACACTTGCAAGTAATCCTTGCTCTTTTAAACTTTGTTCAAAAGTTTTTGCCACCATTTTTAAACCTCCTACTCCTTTAATCCAGCAAAACAAATTCTCTTACACTGAATCCTCACAAGACAAGACTTACACTTTGCCAACTTAAAAGAAAAATCTTCACCATAGCATTCTGCACAATCTTCTGGAATCTTCTCAACATCATCGCTCTTAGTTACCTCTTTAGCAGGAGCTACTTCTTTTTTCTTTTCCTCTTCCCCAATCTTTGGGGCAATAGCTCCTGTTGCTGGTTTTCTTTCCGTAGAGACTGGGCGTGACGTCCCCTTCTCAAAAGTCCCTTGCTCTTTTTCTGGAAAGATATCACGAGGATCACCTTTAACTTTATAAATCTCAACTAATTTCTCAAGCTCTTCCTCAGTAAACATGTGAGGCAACCCAGTCGTAGCCAAACAGTCTATAGTGTCTTCCCAACCTTTAGGTAATAAAGTCGTAATATCTTTAACCTGTGGGATTCCACGTACACTATACTGAACCCACCCGGTATTAGTTTTTTCTTTAGGTATCCGCTCAATAATAACATTTCTTCCAGCTGTTATAGCATAAATATCACCCCAATTTTTATCCAAAATAATACGTCGTAGCTGAGTCCGAATCTCTTTTCCAGATGTCATTACCTTGACCTTACCATCAGCTAAATCCAAAACATTATAACCATAATTAGCTTTTGGCTTATTTTGAAGCCTCTCACATATAGGGCACCTTCCTTCGTTTTTTCGACATCTGATCTTCTTAAAACCCGTAACATCAAATAAATATTCATGTACCGGAAATTCAACAGCAAAATCCTCAACGGCATCTGGGTCTCTAAGATATAAGGTATTCATAGGAAGCAACCGGACTTCGTTCGGGCCGTTTTCTATATTAAAAAATCTACTCTCTTCCGGCTCAAATGCCGACTTCTCTTCCTCTTCCTTTAACTTATCCAAATTCATTTCCATCTCTCCTTTCTTTTCTCGTTTTATCTACCATCCAACCGCATTTCTTCTTTTTTCGTTGAATTTAGCTGAACCAACATATCTTTACGATGCTCCATTCCACGACAAAGAGCTTTTAACTTTCTAACTTCTTCCCTTAAAGGATAAAGTTTGTCCCTCAAATCCAAATACTCCACCTGCACTCTTACCCAAGCGTAGATTTTATTTTCTGTAATCTTTTCCTTAGAAGTCTTAGCACGTTCTTCCAAGACTTCCATCTGCTTTCCATAAAGCTCTATCTCTTTATCCTTAAATTCATCCTCAGTCTTTTCTAACAGAGTCTCTCTCGCAGCTAAAATTGTCCCCAAATAGGCATAATACGCTGAATGCATTTTAAGATCCTCATCTAAATTATCAGTATCTATGCTTTCATATTTATCACCATCAATAATCGTTTCTTTGCCTTGAACAACCGTTTTGATATTACCTACCACTACTAATCTCTCTTTCATTACTCCTCCTCTTTTATTTTAATTAATCCTCATAAGCGCCTCTAATTCTTTCATTTTCTTTTCTCTTTCTCAATAATATTAACGATACTTAACCAATAAACTGCAAATTATTCCCAATGGTCTGAGACTTTTAAGTCTAAAAGTAATGGTGGAATCTCCTTTCCCGCCAAAGTACTAACAATATCCTCAACCTCTAAACGCGCTTCTTCTATAACCTCCTGTAAGATCTTAACGTCTCTATTTGCACACTCTAAACCAAACATATCATGCACAGTAGCCACAAAAAAGGCGTCTAAATTCCGCTCTTCTTTTTTCTCATAAATTAAATTCATTAATAATAAATTAACATCATTTGCGGCTCCCTGCACGGGAGCATTATAAGCTTGTCTCTCAGCGTGACTTCTTACCTTTAAATCAATATCTCTAAACTCGGCTGATAAGTTTCTTCTGCGTCCAAAAAAAGACTCAGCATATCCAAATTTCTTAGCCGAGGCTAAAACTCTTTGGTGCCCTTCCCTTATCCCATAAGCCTCAAAAATTCTATTCCGAAATAATTGTGCTTCCTCACGCGTCATAATCACACCATATTCCTTTTCGGCAAACTCCTGTAAAGAATCTGCAAACATGCCATAAATTAAGCCAAAATTACAAGCTTTAGCAAGTTGTCTCTCATCCTTAGTTATCTCCTCCAAAGCCTTTCCTAAAATCTCTTTAGCTGTCCAAGCATGAATATCTTTACCCTCTTTAAAAGCCATAAGCATTTTCGGTAAATCAAAAATAATCGCGGCCAAGCGAAGTTCTATCTGACTCCAATCGGCATATACTAAACTATATTCATCATCAACGCCATAAATACCTCTCAATTTGGTGTCTCTTGGGGTACTTTGTATGTTTGGATTACTACAAGCTAATCTCCCTGTTAGCGTTCGAGTAAATGAATAATCAGCCCGTATTCTTCCATCAGCTCCAAGCTTACTCAATACCCCAAGGACATACGTCGTATAATTCTTAAATAAAGTTTTATATTCTAATAAGCTATTAAGTAAAAAATGCGCTTTTTTCTCCTTAGCTGCATCAGAGCATAAAATCTTGTGTTTCTGTAGGGTCTCTAAATCCTCGGCTCTAATCTGCATTCGTCCTGTAGGCGTCTTTTTATCTGTATTTATGCCTAAAGATTCAAATATCTTTCCAATCTGCATAGGGCTTGACCAACGAGTCTCTCCAAATATTTCATTAAGGCTTTGCTCAATATCCTTCATACTTCTCTCTAGCTCTCCTTTTATAGCCTCTGCTCTTGTTTGGTCTACTTTAAACCCCCTATTCAGCATCTCAATTACGGGGTATTCAGCATTACCTAAAAATATCTCATAAGATTTTCTTAACCGTTCTGGAAGAATATCCCAAACCTTCTTAAATAACTTCATCTCGTATTGAACATCTTCAGCACAATAAGAATAAATCTCTTCTTTAGAGGCCTTTATCATATCGTAGGCTATTCCCTGATATCGTATATTCAAAAGTTCTTTAATCATCTTCTTAGCCTTTAGTCCTGTGTCTCTTCGGTGCTCATCCAGTAAATAACATAAAACTTGAGTATCTCTAATATCCGCCCGAAACTTATAGCCCTTAGCCCATAAAAATCCAATATCAAACATAGCGTTATGAAACACTCCAATTTTGACCGCATCTAAAGCGGCCTGTAAGCCCTCCTTTCCCCCCACCCCTATTAAAGGATATATAAAGTTTTCTCCACCCACATTAAAACCGCAACAAATCAAGATGCCCAACTTTGGATCTAAATCCGTAGTTTCTATATCCACCGCAGCAAAGCCTTTATACTCTTTTAGCCGATCAATTAATAACTGATGCTTCTCTGCTGAATCAATTAAGGTATAACCAACCTTTTTTATTCTACCCTTTAGAATATCTATGCCCCATTTTAAATCCTCTTTCCAAATTTTTTCCTTTTCTGGGTCGTTTACTCTCATAATATACGAGGGATGATAAACAGGTAATATTTTTTGATTCTGAGCTATAAAAACGTGCCCCCCAAAATCGTGTATCTTTACATCCATGGGTAAGATACTGTCTACAGCAATTCCACCCATTAAAATTATAAGCTCATATTTCTTACTGTTTAAAATTGTCTGCAATTTGGGGGAACAGCGTCTTATCTCAGTTGGTGTAGGTGTTCGATTATTACCAGCAGCATCCGTTGGACGACAACTTACCACATTCGCGACATCACAAGGCTCATCCAAACCAACCTCACTTAAAGCCTGTCTAGCCAAACTCCCAGATCGTCCAATTAAAGGCCTACGCTTCTCTACCTCTGTTCGACCTGGGGCTTCAGCTACCACCAATACCCTACTACCAGCGTGAATTTCAGAGGGGACATACACATCCTGTTTCTTAAAGGCGCATTTTAAACAAGGGTCAATATTCTCCATACTCCCAGCTATGGTTTTCTTTATAGGTTTTTTTCTTTGAAACATAACCGTACCCATCTTATTTTTCTATGGCCTTTCCATGTTCAATAACTCTATGACGAAATTGATTCCATAGCATATCAATGCCACCCGTTTGCCAAATTCGATAATATTTCTTAATACCAGAAGATACCAAAATTTTCTCATACTTCGAAAAATTATTCTCTAAAAGGTCATCTCTTACAGCCCAAATCTTTTGCATAAAATTCTGTAATCCTGTAAGCTCAAGGCGCTTTCCTATTGTTTCATCAGTATTTCTGGGAATATCTACAATATCTACACCATCATAGGATCGCAGTTTAACCCTACCACTGCGTATATCCTTAAAGTCTATTACTCCATTGGGACCATGTACCTGTCCAATCCGAATTAATGAATAACTAGAACTGTCCACAGAAATAATTAAATCTGGTCTAGTGTGCTGAATCAACCATACAAGAGGAATAAAGATACTAAAACCAGTCATGGCAAATAAATGAAGAATATCTCCAGGCTTTAAAAGATTATTCTCAACCAAAAATAAGTATTGCAAAGTTGCGCCTAATACCACACCCGTAAACTTTGCGCCAATTGCCCAACCAACTCCAGGAAAGCCTTTCACACCATCTACCCAATATCTTAAATTTTCCGGTGAGGTTCCATGTAAAATATTTATAAATCTATTGGAAAGATTTCTATCCAAGCTAAATTGAAAGTCCATATTCGTCTGTGTTACAGCCAAAAGCTCCTCAAGCATTTTGTTATTTACAATACTTTTCTCCGGGGGGATGTCGCCCCCAAGAACCAAATCTCCTACCTCAATCTGCCAACGATAATAACGTTCACGAGATCTGTAAAATCTTTTTCGGTCCATCTCGTTCCATCCATAATACTGAAAGCCACCAGAATCCACCAATATCTGTAAAGGGAAATTCCGACGAAGTAATTCATTATGGTAATTCTTTTCCCATAATCCCGCCGATAGTAACATTCGCATTTGCCCATCATACTTATCTTTTAAAATCTCACAAAGCTCAGGATAAAAATAATATACCCCATTCTTCTTATCCTGAATATATGTTCGTTTCTCTATAGGGGCTACTGCGGGGAATACCCAGATTTGCATATTAAATGTCTCCAAATCGTTTTCTTTTAAATAATACCGTGCTCTTAAATTTTATCTTCTGAGCGTCACTCCTAAGCTTACTTTCATAATAATCGTTTAATTCATTAGGTTTCTTCCTATTAAAAATTAAACAATACTCATGTGTCGTTAGCATTCTACGCTTAACAATAGCCTGTGGGTATAAAGGCTGGCGTTTTGCCGGAAGGTCTGGGCAATCTTTGCTCTAGTTCTACCAGCAAAGGGATCTAATATGATATCACCTTCAAAAGTTAAATACTCTATTAAATTCTTAGCATTCTCCGAATTAAACTTTGATAAGGAGCTTCGTCCAATCTTCATCCAATTCTTTTCCATATCCATTTTAAAAGAGTCTTTGGCTATATCATCCTTAATACCCACATCAAAATCCGTACCTCTCTGATAGGGCCAAATAGATTTTGGCTCAAAACCGTAGCCGGCTCTTAAAAATAACAACTCTGAAGCCTTTTTCATTTGTAGACTATATTTTGATTGAACCAAAGTTTACTCGCTTTCAGGTTTTTCCTTCTTCTCTGTATGCGTTTCTATATTGGCTCCTATATACCAAATTGAATCTTCTTGGGCAATCTTTAAAAACTTTAAGCCATTTGGATTTTCCCCAAAGGATAAACCAAATTCTATTTCATCAAAATCCAAAACATTTAATACCGCTACCAGCTCATCCGCCAAGAAGGTTACCTCTAAATTGTCCTTTAACCCTAAACCTTCCTGAATGGAAACCTTTCCATAAAACATTTCTTCCTTGCCAACCACAACCTTTAAGTCTCCATTAGAGGATTTGAAGACAACCTGCTTAGCCATAATTGTCCGAATTAAATCAGCTATACGTCTAGTAGCCTCTACCTTAACCTTAAAACTTAATCCAACCAAGCCATTATATTTCTCTATCAGCTCCATATTTGGTACTTCAAGAATATCAGCATCGGCAAGCTTATATCCAAATTCGCTGTCTCCATCCACAATCTTCAATACCCTTCGAGTTATTGTTGCCGTAATCTTTTTCTGGTTCGTCTTTGCTACCATGTTTAATAGAAGATTCACATCTATTAAACCTAAATCCTGCTCCGGACTTATAGTCTTACCAAAAAAAGTAACACTACCACTCTCTGATGCCGCAGATATATCACCTGTCGTTGAAATTAAGGCTTCATTTGAACCAACCGATTTTGCTAATGCCAAACTTCTTAATAACTGCCCTCTACTTATTTCCATATGTCCCTCCCATTGTCTCCTTCAACCAGGTCAAAAAATTCTTGACGGGTCTCTGGATGTTCTTTAAATGCTCCAACTAAACAAGATGTTACGGCAAAACCTTTTTGTTTCACACCCCTAATCATCATACATAAATGATATGCTTTTATTACAACAGCCACGCCCTTTGGCTGAAGCCTTTCATATAGCCCTTGTGCTATGCCTTGTGTTAATTGTTCCTGTATCGTTGGACGCCTACTCATCCAGTCTACCCAGCGATTTATCTTACTTAACCCTAAAAGTTGCTTGTCTGGTATATAAGCAATATAAGCCTTTCCTAAAAATGGTAAATAATGATGTGAACATAAGGAGTAGCAATCTATATCCTTAACCAAAATCATCTCATCATAACCAGTTGACGGGAAGGTCTTTAAGACAGGTTCAGGTTCAAATAGCCCTCGACATAAGGCGTCTGTATACGATAAGGCAATTCTTTGGGGTGTGTCCATATTATTTGGGTCTGTTAGATCTTGCCCTAAGGTATTTAAAAGCACTATTGCGCTACTTCTAATTTTCTTTTGAGCCAAAGCTTTCTCTATCATTCTTTATAGAATCCTTTCCACATTTGGGTTTCTTTAGTCGTTTTCTTCCTGTTAGTTTGGCACTTATGCGTCTTCGGTCTTCTTCACTTTTGTTTTGATGCTTAAAAATATATCTACAACCAGGGTTCACTATCTGCCCACAGCCGCAATCGCAAAATTTGTTCCCCCCAGTTTTTTTCTCCATGGTGTCTATCTCTGATTAATCTCTAAAGAAATTCTTAAGAGATTATATACCTTATAACATCAAAAGTTTCTTAAACCTCAAAACTACTTATATCTTTACTTCTTCTACCTCAAAACCTTCAGCAATACAAATTTCTTTTCTCTGCTCTGTGTGGCGTTGTAATAAAGGAATATCTAAACAATTATCATCAAAATCATAAACCACTAATGAAGATAAGTCTTTTTTCTTTCTAAGTCCTCGACCAATCCTCTGTAACATCTTTCTTTTTGATTTTCCAGCACCAGCTAAAAATACATGCTTAATTCCTACAATATTTATGCCCTCTCCTAAAATGGGGCTACTAATCAAGCAAGAAATTCTTCCCTCTCTAAAGGCCTCAAATAACTCAAGACGATCTTCTGATTCACCAAATACGTAGCGAACAGCCCCTGTATCTTTTAATCCATCATAAATAAAAGTACCATGCTCTAATCTGTCCACAATAATCAAAATTCCGGATTCTCCCGTAGCTAATAGCGCTTTAACCAATAGGATAAGAGCTAAATTTCTTTCCGTATTTCTTACTATTCCATTCTCATAAACATATGTCCAATATCTTGTTTCGGGGTTTCTTCCTCGCCTTACAAATACTTGCCTTGCTGACTCTTTTAATCCTTCAATGTGCCAATTTCCAACTAAAAATTTTACTTTTGCCAAAGCTGAAACGTCTAATACTCTTAAATCTTCATTCGTTATTTCATATAACATATCACCAAACGTGCCCTTTAAACTTAATCCCAAACAGGACTCTTCCGGGGGGCAAGTTCCACTTAATCCCACTCTAACAAATGCGTTTGTCATAGTATCCAAAACTTTTGCATAAGAACCCTCCGCTCCAACGTGATGACACTCATCAACAATAACCACATTAATATTCTTCAGGTACTCTTTAATTCGCGTCTGTCGAGTAACTCGTGAATATAGAGTACCAATCATCCCAACGCAAATATTAGCCTCTAAATTGCTTTCCTTCCCAGCGGCTATTGTTCCAACCTCCAAAGTACCAATGTCTCTAAAATATTCGACAGCCTGTCTAAACAATTCCAATCTATGCACCAAAAAAAGACACTTATAATCTTGAAATCCTTTTAATATTGCCAAAGCTATTAAAGTTTTTCCAGCGTTCGTAGCCATACTCAATAAACCCCTCTGCCACCTAAATACCTCCAAAAGAGCCTTTTCTTGGAAAGGTCTCAATGGCAACAGGGTGTCTCTCCAAAGATCTCCAGGGCTTAATGGTTGTATATGGTTTAAAACTTTAAATGTTATAGCTGGAGATTTAGAAATTAACCAATCTAATAAGCCAACTCTAACCAATAACCATCCACCCTTTCTATCTTCACTATATAAATGTCTTTTTCCATCCCAATTACCGGTTTTATATCTATAACTATAGATAGCAGAATCATCCACAAGCGTTAATAATATCCGAATTTGCTCAAGCTCTTCTTCTAAACCCCCCAACTCTGCCCAAACCGCATTCTTAATCTGAACGACTATCATTATTTACCCATCCTCATCTTAATCTCATCTGCAAAAGTCCAAATCTTTGCGTGGTCTACCTTCTCCCGTAGCTTACGAGGATTCAAATCAGCTATATCCACATTATTCTCAATCTCTAAGGGGCTATACGAAAGTTTATAAACTTTTCTGCCCTTAAAGCCTGTTAAAATATCAAGAGCGTCCCTAGAAGCGTCTGCATCCAAAGCCACCACGATCTTCTTATCCCCTAAAAACTTGGTAATAAACTCTCTCGTCTTTGCATAAAGCCTTTTCCCTAATAAAATAACCACATCAAATTGAGCTTGAACAACCCTTATTGCATCAAAAACACCTTCCACCAATAAGACTATTGAACTCTCAGAAGATACGTACCAAACCAAGTCCTTCTTCGGTATTGACGGCAATAAATACTTTCTAGTACTAATATTTTGCCCTACCCAATATATTTCCTTTCCACAACTTGTTAACAAAAAGTATATAAAAGGATATCTAACCTTAATATTCCAATTCTTCCAATCTGCCTTAGAAAGTCCCCGACTCTGTAGATATTCCAAAATTCTTTCATCTTTACAAAATCTCACATCAATTAAACCCTCAACTGGGAGCATAACCTCTTTCTTACTTAAACCATACTCTCCTTTATAAGTTGATCTATAGATATCATAAAGCTCTCTCCAACCCTCTTTGTAACGTAACTTTTCTATGTCTCCACCAAAATTACAACACCAGGCGTGCACAATCCCAGGCTTATCTGGGCTTAAGGAAATTTGTAAATTCCATCGCTTATTTCCACAAGCGACACACTCTTCTAGTATTAACTCATTGCCCTTAATTCTATAATTTGTTTTCATTCGATTAAGATTCTTTGTAAATCACACTTAACAGGAATTATTGTTCCTCGTAGATTTTTTCCCCTACCTTCTCTATTCTTCAAAATAACCACACGAGCCTTTCCTTCCTTCAACTCTTTATCAGACATACATAAAGATAAAATAAGATCAGCATTTTCAATCTTCTTAAAGCTTTCACTAACATGCTCTTCAGTCACTACTGACGCGGATATCGAACCACGATTTGCCTGTGTAGCAGTTACCACAGCCAAATTGTATTGCTCAGCCAATAAGCGTAATTCATCTGTAAGCGTTCCTAAAGCTCGCCTAAAGTCTCCAAAAACCTTCATCTTATCTAAATAATCAACAATAAGTAATTCCGGTCTCGTCTTTTCACTTTGTAAATCCAAAATAGCCTCCAGATCCATTGAAGATAAAGAACTTGGTCGTCGATATAGTATCTTTATATCAGACTGAATATATCGAAAAATTCTCTCTATTTCCTTTTCAGACTTCTCTCGATAGGCTCTAATTTCCTCTCGAGTAAGCTTTGAAGCCCTTCTAATAACTCTTTCAGCTATTCTTTTCTCATTTAACTCTAGGCTGACATATAAGACATTTACACCTAAAATTGCAGCCCCAAAGGCACAATTAACCAAAAAGGTCGTTTTCCCTGTGCCAGGGGGGGCTATTAAAATTGTTATCTCACCACGGCCAATTCCGCCTAAAACCTTATCCACAGAATCTATACCCGTTGGCACTACAGAATCTTTTTGAATCTCAACAACCTGATTTATGACTTCTTTCGTCATATCCCCAACATTGAATATCTTCAAATTTGGCGTCTCTAATCTAATGCGTAATCGCCTTAACTCCTCGTAAACCTTATCATAATCAACCTTATCGCTCTCAATGTCCTCAGATATTCTTATAACATAGGACTTTAAGGTTTCATTTCTAATTATTCTTTTTAATTCTTTCTTTACATAATCAGCCTCCAAATACACATCGTTAGGAATTAAATCTCCAAACTTATGCTGTAACTCAATAATACTCGGCACATCTCTCATTTCCTGATAATAATCTTTAACATACTTTATTACTTCCCGCTGCCTTTCCATCACCTCTATCATATCAAATAAGTCCAAAAAATATCTAAATAGTTCTTTACTTGTCAAGGCATAAACAATCAAACCAAAGTTATTTTCCATCAATGCGCCAATCCTTTCCCTTGATCTTTATGATATCAAAACAACTTAAAAGTCTACTTACATAATAATCCTGTAGCTCCCACCGCTCTATAAGTTGCTCTAAATTATCAGCGTTGGTACTTAATATACCAGATTTCTGCTCAGAATATGTCTCCTCTATTACTCGCTGAAGCGTATTATGCCACAGCTTAGTATCATCCGGCTTTATATCATCTATCAAAAATAAATGTGGTAAATCCCTAACCATAATATCTGCATCGGCTTTTTGATTTATCAAAAGCCTTTGTTGCCGAATCAACTCAAACCACTCAATATATAGAACTTCACTACCTAAAAGTCGTCCTTCATCTAATAACTTCTTAAAAATTCCAATCATTAAATGGGTTTTACCTACTCCAGGGTCACCAATAAAAATCATGCCCTTTGGGCTAGACTCATCAAGATAGCTCAAAATTCGAAGCTTAAGAGGTTTAAGCTGTTGCCAGTCAAAATCCTCTAACGTTTTATCTCTATGAGAATCAGGAACCAAAATCATGTTTTCTCTCCTCTAAAAGGGCATAAAGCAAAAACAAATAATTTATCATGTCAATAATTCGCCCATTAATGGGCTCACTATCTTTATACTCTTCCTTTATATAACTAGATAGAGCATCAAAGTGTTTTAGAAAATAAATAAACCACACAATTATTGGAGAAACTCCTGAAAGAATCTCTCCACGCTTAAAATTTCCAAGCTTATCTTCTCCTCCCGAATAAGCCATACCCTTCGTATTAAGAATCTTATAGCACTGCGGTAAAAGCTCTTTTGTCAATAATTCATTAAATCTTTCAGGTGTCATTCTCCGACCTCCATAATTTTAGTCTTATACTTTAAATTTGAGGCACTAACTATACTACTTCCATACTTATTCCATTTCCATACCACTCTCACTGAAAAATTAACTTTAGCATCCTGAACATGACTTACTGCAGTACGAATTAAATCCCTTAATGAAATTTTCTTAATTAACTTATAAAGAGCTAAAACAAAGGCGTCTTTTAAATGCCTACTTCGATAATAAACAGGGACAAGCTTAAAAGCCTTATCCCGTTCAAACATTCTTTTAAGCTTCTCTCCGCTCACTCGTCGTAGATCTTGCCACTCATTAATTACTTCTATGACATCCTTAAACTGTACGATCTGAAAAGCCAATATGTATTCAACATCTAAGTTAGCAAAAACATTATCAATATGTTTTCCCATAAGCCAAGTTCTTGGCCATCTTTTATCATTACAAGGAAGCGCTTCAGAAATAAGAATATCCTCTAAAACACTTTTAGAGACGTCCAACTCTAATGATAAAGACTCTAAGATTCTATCTAAACTTTGAACGAGTTTCTCTTCAAAATAATCACCTAACCGCATTTAACCAACAACTCCACAGCACTTTCTAAGGTTTTAATTCCATATCGAAAATCTGTTATTCTCATTCCTTCTTGCAACATATATTCCCTAAGATCCGTCTTTCTAATTTCTGTGTGGCGTCGCTGTAGATCACTATTTCTTCGTTGTCGTAAGACAAATAAATTATCACTCTCTTGTAAGACCACATCCAGAATTCGTAAAGAATATATATTATTTCTAACTAAAGATCGCAAGTCTTCCGCAAAGCTATTGCTATATGAAGTAAAAGACTTACTAATCACAAAGTTATCACCTAAAACCTCTAAAGAGATAAACCGACCTATACCTTCTCTACGAATCAAATCAATGCATTTAACCTTTAAACATACAACAAGGACTTTGACAAAAGCCAAGTCCTCTAAGTGTCGATATAACTTCCAAATTGTATAGTATACTAATAACAACTCACCATATAAATCATCACGAGATATTCTAAATCCGGACTTTCTACTCCATTTTGAACTGGCTGCCCTTAAATACCGATCATACTTTTCTAATTCCCCCCAAATATTCTCTACCCTAACACTCTGATCACTCATAACCACCTCCACATTTAAACACCCACTACTCTTTTTACCTTTAAAATATCTGAACTTTTCAATATCCCTTTATACATTTTTGCCACTCTACTTCCGCACTTAAATACGCGCTTTATCGCATAAATATCACCCCCTTCTGACTTCTTAATAAAACTTAAAATCTCTTTTACGTCATTAGAAAAACAACCAGCCTCTTGAACCTCCTTACTTATATTATAATCCATTCTACTAAGCATTTCAAGTAAAATACTATTCATTATTTCCCTAAATTAAATAAGTTTTTAATTCAATTAAGCATGCCATTAAATTGATATCTTTTCTATATACAAAACCATTCTGAAAGGCATAATGGGCTACTATCTTTACCATCTCTTCCCAATTCATACTTTTAAAGGCATAATCATAAAGGTAAGAATAAATACTAGTCATATCAATATAAGAAACAATTAACTGTTTTAAATCCAACCAAGACCCGCTCTTCACGAGATCAAAAATTTTCTCTATATCCTCCACTTTTCTAACCTCATTAAAACTCAACTCTCCAGTAATACTATTCTTTTGTAATTCATTTATCAACATTCTCATATCATCATTACACTCTTCTATATACTTTAAAATGTCTTCCTCGTTATACCTTATGTTCTCCTTAACCAAAATTTCTATTACCAGCTTTAACTGCTCTTTCACCGGAAGACGCTCAAAACTTACACATTGACAACGGCTTTGTATTGGCCTAATAATTTTTTTCTCGATATTTGCAGTTAAAATAAAACGACTTTTCTCAGCAAAAGTCTCCATCATATTCCTTAAACATTGCTGACCATCTGCAGAAATACCATCAGCCTCATCAAGCATAACTATCTTTAACTGATCTCCAGCATCCAAAGAAACAAAACGCTTAATTTTAGTTCTAACAGTATCTATACCACGCTCATCCGAAGCATTTAATTCCATACTACTAGCATTAAGCTCATCTATAAGAATTCTTGCCAAAGTGGTTTTTCCACAACCGGCATCCCCAATCAATAATAAATGAGGAATACTTTTATGGTTCACAAAGTTCTCAACTAATAACCTCAAATCTCTGGATAAAACCATATCTTCTATTCTCTGAGGCCGATATTTTTCACACCAAATTAAATTCTTCATCATTAAATTCCTGTTAACAGCTTTCTACTCTCTTCTATATAATAATCTAATTTAATCACCTTCTGTAACGCACGAAAAGTCTCACTAATTCTCCCCCAAGAATAATGACTATAACTCTTTTCTTTCCAAGCGTTCCACATCTCTACAGAAGTTCTTCTTGCATATAAGTTCTCCCAAGGCTTTGATTCATAGAGCTCAAAAATATCATTATTTATCATAGCTATCCATCGCTTAAAGCAAGTTCCGCAGATTCCACAATTATGAAGTTTACCATGATAACAAGAGCTAGTTAGCTTTAATTTTTCTTCTCCAATTCCATGAGCTAAAGCCCATTGCACTACTTTAGTCTTTGTAAAATGACCAAAGGGGGTTTCAATAATAGTCTTCGACTGCTGTATTTCAAAAATATAAGATAAAAGATTCGTTGCCTCTCTAAAAAATTTGTGGCTCTTATCATGCTCACGAGCAAAAGCGTGTTGTTCTCCACTAAGAGCACCCAACCATACTCTATCAGCAAATGAAGCTCCTATTACTGCAAAAAGTAAGTTCCTTCCTGGGATAATCCAATTATCTGTAGTAATCTCTGTTTGGAGCCACCCATCAACCTTTACCTCTTTATATTTAACATCTAAGGTGGCCAAAGCTTCTCTTTCTTTTTCGACATAAGGTTGTCCAAAAGAAATAAAAACCGGATAGGGCTCTAAACCTAAACTCTTAGCATACTTAATACTAACAAAACTATCTAAACCGCCACTTACCATTATACAAACTTTATTTAATCCCATATTAAATCCCCCCCTATTTACTCTTTACCACCTTTAAAGCTTTTTCTATAAAACTCACCTGTGGGAGTTTGCCCGTCTTTTGCCCCACATACCAAATCTCTCTTCTTCTAGGCTTTCTCTTAGGTTTCAACTCAACCGTCTTAAGATCCAAAGTTTTAAAACCAAAGCGCCTCCATAAACTCTCTAAAAATTTTTCATTAAATCCACTATAATGAGTAGTTGAATCTCTTAAATCCCAAGACCATTCATCATCAATATGTGGAACAGCAACAAAAACCTTTCCACCCACTCTTAATATTGAATTTACCTGTTCAATTAATCGCATAGGGGAATCTGCGTGCTCAAGTGTGTGATTTATAAAAACATTGTCCAAAAACGCTTTCTTAACCATAGTTTGCGATAATCGATAAAAATCCATCCTAAGCAAAATAACATTAAAGATTCCATCAACGGGATGAAGATCTACACCCACCGAACTAAAACCCTTTTGATTAAATAAATGTACAGCAAAACCATAAGCACAACCTACATCCAAAACTGTACCCTTTAAAAAATACTTACTGGCAAATTCAACGCTTTGCTTCACATATCGTTCAGTCCAATAATCTCTTCCCTTTCGATAATCGTGTCGTTCCAAAATAGGAAGCCCAAAGGCCTTACTTACTATGCAACCCTTATTGATTCTTCGTCTACTCATTTTTTCCTTTCAATTAGCTAACTTATTTTTAACCTATCTTGTTGCTATCCAACACAGCTTTTTACCACCAAACCTATTATCTAATGGGGTGTCTCCCCAGTCATATAGGTCATTAAGAACACTATCAAAGTCTTCCACTGTCTCGACACACTCAAAATCACAAGCTATGTCTTCAAGGGTTTCTTTTTCGGCTTCAAAGCATTTTAATTTTCGTATTCGCTTGGCGACTTCTTTCCCCGCTTCAGCTATAGCAATTTTGTCCGCCCGATATTTTTTCCAAATATCAATTAATTCTAATCTATTCAGCCATCTACTCATTTTCGACCTCCTATTCTTCTACCCCATGTCCACCCTTCTTTGGCTATTGCTTCATCAAATTCAAAAATGGGACAGCCCCATCAGGTATCATTTGCACAGGAAGTTTGCCATCCCATTTCTCAATGGCTCTCAACTGAACATAGTAAATACCCCCTTGCTTTGCGATACTCTCTACCTGTATCCTTATTTTTTCTGCTTCTGCTCTCGCCGTTGCAAGAATTTGTTCTGCCTCGAACTTCTTTGTTTCCAAAACATTCTTGGCCGTAAGGGCATTCTGTTCAGCTGTTACTTTGGCCTCTATAGCCTTATCAAATTCTGTAGAGAATTTGAAATTAACTATTGATACTTCATCAACAATGATATAATCTCTTCTCAATCTTTCTAAAAGTAATCTCTTTACCTCATCTCTTACAATCTCTCTTTTAGTTATGACCTCCTCAGCAGTAAACTTAGCAGTAGCCGCCTTAACAGCCTCTTGTATAGCAGGGTCAATAATCCTCTTCTTAAAATCTTTGCCTATACTTTGATAAAGCGTATTTACCTCATCAGGCATTATATGATAATTAAGAGCAATAGTCGTAGTGACTGTCTGCAAATCTTTAGAAGCAGCATCAGTTTGAACTTCATCCTTTTGTATTTGCACATCCATCTTTACGACGTTTTGAATAAAAGGCGTACGAAAATTCAATCCTTCTCCCATAATCTTTTCCGATACTGCCCCCAGATTAAGAATAACACCTCTACGACCAGCACTAATTATTACCATCGGATTTGCTAACAGCAATACTAACAATACAAGAAAACCAGCAATAATCCTAAACATTCCTTTAGTCATCTTTTTCCTCCTTTTTTGTCTTGCAATTCTTCATTGATAGCAATAATATGCACTCCATCACAAATGCAATACCCAAACACTGAACTGCACTCAACACCCTTTCTCACCTCCTTACTCTCTTTTTGTTGGGACTGACTCCAGAGAGTTATTGTGTCTTATCCGCAGCGGTATCTTACTCCGAGTATCTGCGTCCTCGTTATTCCAGAGCCAGCCCCAATACCAATCAAGCTCAACCTTATTTCCTCTACACCCTAACCTGTAAAACTCCTGAAAGATAATCCTCTAAACCAAAAATTTTATACCCAACACCATATCTTCCAGGTTTATATCCTAACCTCTTCAATAATATAATATACCATTCCAATCGAGTATTAAACTTATCAGCTAAATCCTCTACACCAGATATAACACAACCCATAGCAAAAGTAGCAAAAAATCGAACTAAAGTCTTTATCTCATCAATCTGTGGTACATACCCTTCCACAAAGCTATCAAAAATAGGTTCAAAAAACTTGTCCTTCTTCATATAATCTAAATCATCAAAAATACTCATCACTATCCTCCCTTCTACTCGTCTACTTATCCATTCTTAGCCTAATAAATACTGGAAATCTTAAAGAACCATCAGAGGTCTTCTCTTGACCTTTAACCTCAATTACCCGTCCAATCATTTTATCTTTTATCTTCCAAAACTCTTCTCTCTCCTCGTCCGAATAACCCCCACCAATATTAACGTCTTTTTCTCCTAATTTACAAATAAAAGCCCCTAACTTATTCTTATGTCTACCAGTTCCTTCCTTATAAGCCACAATCTTTGCATCATAGGTTTCTTCAAATTTCATCTTTAGCCAATCTCTGGAGCGATCAAACTGGTAAACGCCTCTTAATCTCTTTGCCACTGCACCCTCGTAGCCCAAATCTAAAAATTTCTTAGCAAAGTTCCAAGCATCTTCAACAGAACCAACATTATAATAAGGAGTCTTAATACTATAAACTAAATTATTTGGCAATAAAGAAATCTTTACTAACCGCTCCTCCTGCATAACTATTCCTTGTTTTTGGTCCCACTCCTCTAAAGTTAACCAATCAAAAGCGTTAAATCTAACACTTCTAAGTGCTCTATTCGACTTTGAAGCCTTTACTACTGACGCCGTTTCATTCCAGGTCTTTCCACAAATTTCCCCATCCAATACCCCATTCTCTATATGTTTCTCAAGCTCTCTAACTATACAATCTATATTAAATAAGCTTTTTCCATTTCGAGATAAAGCCCCTAAACATTTGTGGTTTCTAAAAATTAGAACGCATCTTAATCCGTCATATTTAGGCTGTACTATCCAACCATCTCTTAAATCCTCATTACCCAAGGATTCAGCCAACTGCACTCCAAATCTAGGCACAAGACCTGGAAATACCTTATCAATAGAACTACTTGATATTCCAATACGTAGAGTCTTTTCCCACATAGCCTTTAACCATTTATTAACTAATGCATTATCTGTCGATATGGTTTCGCATATAGTTTGCCGTGCAGCACTACCAGTTAACTCTCTTAATGATAATGTATTAACTAGGGCCTTCAAATGATTTACGTCTAAAATACTAAAGGAATTTCCAAGAGCGCTACAGGTTGAGATACCAAAAGTAATATTATTATCAAATAGAGCCTTAAAGTAAAACTTTGCAAAGTCATTACTCTGCAAGGTCCTTAACAACTCCAATTTTTGATTTCTACCTGAAACTCGACTAATTAACTCCAGGGTTTCAAAACACTTTAACATTCCACTATCCATTAAACCTTTCCTTCCTTATATTTACTGATAGCAGCAGAAACGTACTCAGAGGTAAAGCAAATTCTCTGTCCTTCAGGATTCTGTGCAATAATAGGATACTTTGGTCGACGTATCAAAAGACCAATGATTTTACACACACCATGGCGACTCATAAAGAGTTTCCCTAAATCTGAGGCTTCCAAGCCATAAGTAGAGGCATATTTTAAAAAGTCTTCTCTCTCTTTCGTCCTAACTTCCCCAGACTTATCTACCAAAGAAACACTTAATTGAAACGTAGCCGACGTTTCGCTAAAAGAAATGTTTCCCATGGAGAACTTAACAGACTGCTCCGATTCCAGATTTTTTAAAGCCCCCATAATTCCATCTCTTATTTCCTTTAGTATCTCTTTTGTTAACCTTGTCATTTTATACCCCCTATAAGAATTATTTTTTGCCTATTTAATCTCGTACGACAATATTTTCCAAATCTTCTCTTTCGCAATTATCAGCAATTTCTTTACAAATATCATATAGAGATAATCGTGCCTTATGTTCTGCTTCGCTTAAACTATCGTCAATATGCATTGCGCAGTCTCTTAAATCGCCTAATGTATTTTCGAATCTACAATATGCCATATTTCCCATTGTTCTTTCTCCTTTCACTAGTTCATTATATAATAACCATATACACAACGTGTACCATTTCTCGAACAATTATAGGTGTCCTGAATGACTCCATCAATAACAGCAACCACATGCTTCGATACGCGAACTACCAAACGTCCTGTCGGCAACTCTTCTTTTCTTAAATGAACTCTACACCCACTTCCAATAAACATAGTAGAAGTCCATTTCCAACCCAATGAAAGCATATATTTAGTAAGAGTTTTTCTTCCTATGCCCGTTCTTGCATTGGAACGATGCCTGTGTCTCCGAGTGATCCTTTCCATTTCTCCCAGTATATTAAGATTATTATAAACCTCCTGATAAGGCTTTCCTGTAGCTATCGCTACAGCACGAACAACACAATCCCCCGTCTTACCTTTATATCCAGCTGCTTGTCGACCACCATCATTATATGCAAAATCCACTCTATCCTCCTTTCTATTCCATCTCCGTATGGTCAATATCTTCTCCCTCATTATCATACCACTCTGTCCACTCTCCATTTTCATAAACCTCTAAACCAGCGGCATTACTATAATCAGACTTTATGTGTTGCGAAAATTGAAATATATCATAAAGAGCCAAAACATCTAGAACTTTTCTAGCTTCTTTAATACTATCAACATCTACTTTAAAGGATTCTCCTGGCACTTGTGGTATATGCCAAACTCTTAGTTGACCTTCCTTAATGTTTTCCATTCTTCTCATCTCCTTACTGAATCGTTTTGTTCTCACTATCCTCATCAATTAGTTCAAAGTCTATCTCAAAAGACCGCCCTTGTGGTAAATCCATAATAAAAGCCTGTTTAAAAGACTGATAGCCATTAGGCTCTCCATATATCTTTAACATTATAGCAAGAGCTAACTGAGCGGGACCGGAGCCACCATAGCCCCAATTAAAGCCATCAGGACTGTGGTTATGAAGGGTTTGGCTTGGGGCAGGATCTAAAAGTTCTCCATCAAGCCAAACCCTTCTACTAGGATATTCACCCTTTAATTTATGCTTACTCATTATCTCACCTCCTACCAGCTTATTAAGGTTATACATATATTATAGCATACTTCTCTAAAAATGTCAAGAACTTTCTTCAACATTTTTCATCTCTTCATACTACCCTTATTAACTATTCTTCTTATTCGTAATCCTCAACGGCCATCATTAATGCTTTCATAATATCAGGATTAGGTTGTGCAATTTCTACGGGTAATAAGTCGTCTCTGGTAGAATGATGAACATATATACTTCCTAATCGTAAAGCCTCTCTTGCTCTCTCATATAATAAATCTGAATTGTATCTATCATCTGAATCCATACCATCATCATCACACCAAATATTATTAGCAGCTCTCTCTTTAACCTTTTTAAGATCCGCACCATGGATACTACAATATTCATTTCCTACCCAAATGGATTCATCATTACACTTATTAATAATCACCTTAATATGTGTGCCGTGAACCTCATTAATATGCTGTATCCAAGAAACAACCTCAGCGTGCCACGCATTTGATTCCTCAGTCTCATTTCCAACTTCTAAAATCATATAATCTGCATACTCCTTGGTTTCCTGCATTAATCTCTCCAGATACTTATACATATAATCTTTCATTCTTTCTGGATCGTTGCTATATTGATACTCCCAAGAACCTTCTCTAGCCCAAATATTATTAACATTATTATCCCTATTAAAAGGATGGTACTCAAACTCACTTCTAATTGCCCAATTATCATACACCGAAACTATTACATGAATCCCGTACTTCTTAGCCAATTTAAGTAGGTTAACTATTCTCTTAAAATGTAAAGGCTCCAGTTGATTCAAATCCCATATTCTCTGGTCATTAACTACGTCAACAACTTTCCAAGGCATAACTCGCCATTGATTGCCACTACCATCCAAGCATCGTGGCAAAAGGCAAAAAACTCTAGTTATATTAATCTTATTCTCAGAAAAGGATTTGAAACACTCTTTCGCATCCCAATTACCACTCTCAGCTAAATTAGCGGTGATTATTGAATAACCAACCTTTTCTGCCGTTAATGGCACATCTGGTGTAATTATATCATCCGGCTTGCAACCATACCAACCTAAAATTAAAAAACACAAAACACTAAATACTACTAATCCTTTCTTCATTTTAACCTCCTTACGTTTACTATTTTAATCTATGTCCACATAGGTTTCAAAAAGAACTTCACACATAAAATCCCAAAAAGCCTTTGTTATTCGCAATCCAGAGGCCCCTCCTTGAATAAAACCCTCTTCCCTCCATCTTTGTAATATTTCACGCTCTCCCACATTTATATGAATAGGCTCTATTTTCTGTGCATTTGTCATAACATATTGAACATAAGGAATCAACCTTAATTCAATCGTTGATATCTTTCTACCAATTCGCTCTAAAGCTATTTTTTGACACTTTTCAGTTAATTCCCCCCTTTTACTCATTTTCTTATCCTCCTCTCTTTAAATCTCTTCTATAGTTACACGAACTTTCTTGGGTCTATATACGTTGTTATTGGGCTTACATACATGACTTGTTGGTATTGAAGCTTTAAAGTCCAAATGAAAATAAAAAGCGTGTTCCCAAAGAGGGTTCGTCCAACCAATTAAACTTTTCTTTTTGTTCTTAGTTCTTATCTTACTCACCTCCTTTATTATTTTAATATTAAAACCAATCTAAAAAAATTAAAAGTATAAGCATTCCACAACTTAAAAATCCCATAGTCAACAACTGCTCACTCAAATATATTATTCCAAATATGAAATTAAAGAGGCAAAAGATGCTCATCAAACCAAATATGATATTAATTAATCTTTGCATATCTTCTCCATTATCCAAATCTTATCGAATATAGTCTCAATAGATATAAGATCTCTTCCAAAAATAGGCCAACAACCATCATATGGCAAAAGATCTTTCCAACCCTTTCTCCATAATTCTTGAGCTTTCTCGGTTAAATCTTCTCTAATTCGCCAGCCTTTTGGAATATTTCTGGTCAGAGTTAGCATTAGATAACCAACGGGTAATAACCTATCCTTAGAAAATCCCTTTATCGTTTCTAATCTTTTTAATTGCTTTAATTTCTTTATCACTATTAACCTTCACACTATAAAACTTCAAACTCTTTTATAATCTTACAAAGCATTTTTTCTGATACGGTACTTTTTCCAGTCTCTAATCGGCTTATCATTACTTGTGAAAGTCCAATATGCTTGCCAAATTCTGCTTGAGATAAGCCGTAGCTTCGTCTCAATTCACGAAGCTTTTCACCAAAAGTAATCATACTGAATTTCATCTTTCTTTCTCCTCCCTTCGTTCAATAAGTCCGACGTTCTATTCCCGCTCTCTTCGCCTCATTCCTTCCGCCTTCTAATCCCTTGTTATACCATTCCATTTTTGCGTCCTCTATTATCACATTTATAGCAGCCTCGGCTTCGGTGATTTCCTTCTCGTATTCAGGGGTAAATTGTCCAGAAGAATCTACTTTTAAAATTCTATAACAATGTGTTTCAAATCTTTCTAAAATCTCCCTGACCTTGCTGGAAATTAACTTTATTTCTATTCTCTTTTTCCCCATCGCTATATCTCCTCTGTGGTTAAATCCCACCCCACCACAAACCTATCCTTCCTCATTGGGAACCTCCTTCTTAAAACTATTGTCTAATAGTTTTTCTTTATACCATTCAGGAAAACCCGCAACCGCTTTTCTTAAAAGCCCGTCTTTAAAACAACTCCAGAGAAAATTCTTGATTTCTTCTTTTTCTTCCTCCTCAATATCTTTTCTAATAGCAATAAGAAGTTTCCCTATATCTTTGGGGGCATTCTCAAGTTCACCATTATCTCTTAAATGCTGAATTGATTTTAACCAGCGGGCTTCGGTTCTGTAACTTTCGATAAACAACTCCCACTTGCCTTTATCGGTATGTTCTTTCCCCCAATTAGTTTTATGCTTTTCTTTAAATTTTTCCGAAACAAATTTACCCGCCATAAGCGGAATCGGTTGCCCCCCTAATAAAAATGGACGGGAATAATTTTTTACTACAAACCCCTCAATTTTAGTTCCACCTAAAACACTTTCGGTTTCTAATAAACTTAACAAACTTATCTTGTCTTCAACTCGCCCCTTAAACAATAGAGGCACAACCTCAACATCAACCATTTTTGCAAAGCTGGTTAAATTATAATATTCAGATATAAAAGTCCCACCTTCGCTTGAAACACCAAAAAGAATAAGGTTGTTTGTCGGAGTTCTTTTGTATGCCAAAACGTTATGTCTGGGCGACTTAAGATATTCACAATAAAAAACTGTATTATTAGGAATTTTTTCTTTAATAGACAAAACATAATCAACCGCCAGAGAAAACATTTTATCTGGTGCGTCAGCAATAATTTCTTTCCCCTTACTTCGCATATACAATTCCCCATTAACCTTTCCAAAAACAAACTGACTTCCATCTATCTTTTCTGTTATTTCTACATCCTCATTAAAAAGGTCTCTAATATAGTCTGTCCCTACCGTAAAAATCTTTGGAAATGCGTGTATCATCACTCCCCCTTCCCCAGCAGGCGAGTGCGGCACTGGTCAATTATTTCTAAACATTTATCGCAACGGTGGATGCGTGGATGGTCTCCTGCGTGAATAACTTTTTTGCCAAAAAGCTGACAAATATGATTCTTTGTTGTTGGATGACGCTCGGGTGTAAAAAGATATTTGCAATTTATAGGACAAAACTTCAGCCCCTCAATCCTTCCGGCGAAGTAGGCGATACAGCTCTCCCTCATTTTCCAAGCTCCGTCATCAACACACCCCTTACACCCAGTTTCACAAGTATGTTTATGAGATTCTATACTCGGCAGCACCCCCTCAAGAGCAACTACCGTCTCGGCAAGGGAAAGAAGTTTTACTATTGTTTTTTTCTCTGCTTCATCCACATAACCGGCACAATACAGCCGCTTCATTAATTCCTTAAGCAATGCTAAATCTTCTCTGGTTATCATTTCGGCTCCTTTAATTTAAAATTCCTTTTCATTATGATATTAACTCCTTCTTCTGTCCCCCAGATATACCAACCCGATTCTTTATATTCTTCTTCTTGAGGCGGATTAGAGATTATTGTGGGATTTTTCTTACCTCCCGTTAAAAACTCTTTTAATTTACCTTTAAACATAATTTTAGCCTCACCCACACAACCCACTGGAGAAGCTAATAAAACAATATTTCTTTCTAATAAAGCTACAGACATATCATCACAACCAACACCCTCACCAAAAAAGAATTCCACCGCATAATATCCTTCTTTTTTAAATTCTTCTAACTTGTCTTGAAGTGGCATATAAGAATGAGTATCAAAATACTCATTTACATAATCATAAAATGCTAATCTTTGCCTATTGTCATCCCAAGACATTTTTAGTTTTTCTCTTGCATATTCAATCGCCTGATTTATTGTATATTTTCTCATCTCAAATCACCCCTTCCTTCTTTAATCTTAATTCAAGTCCTCATCACTGAGTAAATCAAAATCTCCAGTATAAAAATCTTTGTCGCATTTATCACAATGAAATGTTACTTGCTCAAAACAAGATATATCAACCTCTGG